CAAATATCTCTACAACCTCACGTTGAGTACACCTAAAATTTATTATGGAACTTCCGTTCTTAGAGTTATTAAGAACCTTTATGCATTGCTCACTTAGTTTTTGACTAGGGAGGTTTGCAATTCTCTCTAATAACCTAATATCTATCGTTTTATCCATTAAATGTTTTACCTATATGTAAAACACAAAGGTAACTATAATTTTATATAAACAAATATAAATATAATCTTTGCAAGAGAAAAAAACATTAATACAATAAACATTATGGAAGAAAGAGTATTAGACGCAATGGAGCAGTTGCGCCATGACGAGCTAAACGCAGCACTAGGTGGTGCGAAGAAGCAAGAAGAACAAGATGCAGCAACTGAGTTATTAAACTCACAGAACGCAGAAGCAGAACAAAAAAGATTAGACGCAGTAGCAGCTGAAAACTCAGAAGAAAATAAAACTGAAGGGGCAGAAGCAGAAGTCGTAGAATTATCGTTCATTGAAAAATTAAATACAGACCCAGCAGTAGAAGCTACTGAAACTGAAAATGTACCTGAATCTATCAAAGCTCAATTAGAGGCTTACGAAGCACTAAAGAAGCAAGTAGAAGAGCAGGAGAACTCAGACGTAGCTAAACTATTAAAGAGTGGGTTAACATTGCAACAAATTGCAGACGGCATAAAGAAGATAGATTACTCTAGCCACTCTATAGAAGACTTAATAAAGTTAGAATTAGAGAAGGAAGGAATAACAGGAGACGACTTAGAAACAGCTTTAGACGAAGAAGTTTCTAATTATAACTCACTATCAATATTAGCAAGAGCAAAGTATGATTCAGCCCTAAAGGCTAATTACAAATCAGAGGTTGTAGTTGACGATGCAATAAAGCTATTAAACGACAAACTAAATGAGAATGCTAGTGTATTAGACCCTAAACAAAAACAATTAGCGATTGAGGCAATGGCTAAAGAAGACTTAGGAGCTGTAGACCAAGTATTTGATACTTTAAGAAAGCAGAACTACGAAGTTAATAACGATGTAGTAGCAGCCATAAAAGAAAGATATAACCCTATAATGGCTGAGTTATATGTAACAAAAGAAGGTGGTTTTGACGTAAAGAAATTTATTGAAGAGAGCTATACTTTGAAGTATCATAAACAAGAAAAAGAATCGGCAGTAGCAGCCGCAGAGAAAAGAGCCTATGAGAAGGCTAAAAGAGAATTTGCTAACCCCGATATGAGTAGTAGAGGTGGAGGAGCAGCAGGAACTGGTAAATCAGTTGAACAACAACTTGAAGAACAGGAACTAAAAAGATTAAAAGGAAAATAACAATAACAAATAAAATAAAATAAAAAAAAACAATGAGCAATCAAACAATTATCAATGGTAATACCTCAAGTGTCAATATATTTGATGCTTTGAATTTAACTCCACGTCAGATTGAACGCCAAACTGTTATGACACAGCCTGCGTACGCAATGGGACAAGCTAAAATTCCTTTAGCTATGAGCAACTACGGTGAATCATCAGCTTTCAAATCTGGTAGCAGAACTTGGGATATCCCTCGTATGAACAACCAATTCAAAAAGGCTAATGTTCAAAGTGCTACAGGTTCAGGAACTTCTGTATTACAAGTAACTTTAACTGACCCTATTTTTAGTGCAATCCCTGCTGGAACTTTAGTTCAAGACCCTACAAGTGGTACTTACGCTACAGTATCTAACACAGCTAACGGTCAATTAACTTTAGTTTATGATACAAACTCAAACTCTAGCGGAACTACTTTTGCTGCTACAGATTTTGCAACAGGTAACTTAATCTCTCCTAGAGGTGTAGTAGGTAACATTTCAACTCGTCAAGAGGTAGAAGGTACTTACACAATTCCAGAAATTGATACTTACCAAATTGGTTCATGGGACAAAACTTGTACAATGTCTTTAGAGGAATTAAAAACTCAAACTTACATTGCTTCAGTTGATGGAACAGACTACTACGCTAAGAACAAACAATTAGAAGTATTAAACGAGTTCTACACTTCGTACTATGCTTTCTTATATTCTGATGCAAAAGGTGTAACTAGTGCTACTAGCCCTCGCTCTCCTTCTTTAATCAACCAAATCAAAACTTTTGCTCCTAACAACATCGTAATGAAGTCACAAGCTGACATCACATTATCAGAGTTTGAAAGCACTGCAAAAGAATTTGTTCGTAATGGTTCATTAAACTCAAACGAAATATTAGTATTTGGTGGTTTAGATTACTTATCTAATGTTTATAACATCTTACGTCCTTATATCTTAACAGCTGGTAAGGATAACGTATTAGGTGGTGACTTAGTAAAAGGTTTGGACGTACAGTACTACCAAGCTTTCGGTTTAACTTTCAAATTCGTATTAGATATGTTTGTTGAAAATCAAAACATCTGGGGCAGAACTCGTTCTAACTCAGCTATGTGGGTTGATTCTTCTAAAGTTCAATTACAAAACGGTTCTATGGCAGCTCCAATCTATAAAGTGTACAAAGCAGTAGACGGCTTACACGCTTGGAACATCAATGGCGGTAGCGATATCAACGGTAACTTGGTTAAAACAGGTTCTACTGGTCAGTTAGCTGCTTCTACTCAATTCCATATGGAAGGTTCTTATATCATTGCTAACCCTAAAGCAGCTTTATATCACTCATTTTAATTAAAAATAATAATAGCACTTGGGTTCTTCCTGAGTGCTATTTAATCAAATAAATAAAAAAAATAAACAAATAAAAAAATGATATCAAATATTTCAGTTTTAAATACAGTCCAAGATAATGCATTAGACGTTTTTGTTGATGCAAACGGATTCTTAAACGTAACAGGATGCCCTAGAGTAAAGGCTACAAGCCCGAAGGTTAATACAATCATCGGTGGCGATGCAACCGCAGGTGTCTCTACTTTCGCTTTTACTGCACAAAATAACTACACTTATAACTTTAGAGTGACAGGTTATGATGCTGGTAACAACAGACTTACAATTAATTTTAATTACACTACTGGTGCTTCTGGTGCTACAGCAACTACAATTGCTGACGGAGTAAGAGCTATGATTACAGCAAGTTCTATTGGTGCTCAGTTTGCTTCTATTGCAGGAACAACTACTGTTGTATTAACAGCAACAACTGCTAATCCTCTTATTTCTTTTGAAAACTATACCAGAGACCCTAATATGACTACTACCGCAGCAGCTGTTACAACTGCTGGTGTTGAAGCTACAGGTTATGGCGCAGATTTATTAGTTGCTTACGGTGGATTTGCAGGTTCAAGCGCAATTGTTTCTACTGGTTCTTATGACCAATATGAAATTACAGTTAATCCTCCAGTCATGTTTGGCGGTCAGGCAATCACAGAAGTTGGTTCAACTACTTATGTTGTGTTAATCAACAAGGCTGCTACAACTGCAACTGGTTCTGTTAATAATGCAACATTTAATATAGCATTATTAAACGCTACTGATGATTTAGGTGTAGCTAAAACTATAGGTACTATTACAGGTCTTGCAAGAGGTCTTCGTGTAGTTGTACAAAGCTCATCTGTTTCAACCGCTACTGTTCCAACACCAATAGCAATAGGAGGAACAGCAATAACAGTAACTATTACAGCAGCAACAGCGCCAGCATTAGGTAACGTAGTAACTTCTGCATCGTGCTTCACATTGTTTAAAGCTAGACAAGGAGATGTAATAGTAGCAGCAGCAACTACTAACTTTGCAACACAGGCAGTAACAACATTAGTAGGTGTTACAAGCGTAACAGCAGCGTCAGGAGACAATGCAGTTGGTGCAAGTGCTGTTATCTTCAAATTGATTTCAGTAAGAAATATCCCTAACTAAAAAAAATATAGTTAGATACAAGAAACTTTCCATGTGTTTTCTTCGCAATTAAGCCCCCTAAAAAGGGCTTTTTTGTTTTTATAAAATATAGTATATTTGTAACCATGACTGGTGCAGATATTAAACGCATATTTTACTCAAAATATGATGAAATTACAAATGGTGTTATAAGCAATACAAGACTTAACGACCAATTCCTTCAGGCAACAACTGAATACTTTATGCCCTTACTAAGAGAGTACGGTAGAACTGGAGCGATAAATGATGAGTTAAGATGCTTACAAACAACTGTGACCGTAACAAGTCCTGCTAACTACTTAATTGCATTCTCATCAATGCCATCATACCAAAGTTTAACTAGTATCGAAACTACCTACACTGAAAATGGGCAAACATATGTAAAGACGGCTATTCAATTACCGTACAACGCTATGAACAAGAGTTATAGTGACGGCAAGGTATATGCTCCTAGATATGAAATTATGGGAACTAATATAAGGATATATCCAAAAGCAGGAACTTTATCCAAGGTAGATATTGAGTATCTTACTACTCCTCCTGTTATTGACGTGACAAGTGCTACCCAGTTGACATACAGTGACCAGAACGTATCAGGAATAATAGACAAGGTAATGAGTATATACGCAGCTTCTTTAGGAGATATGGAAGCGTATAACGTAGCAGAAAGAAGCGAAATTCAGAATACTAATACACAACCTAGGAGATAATAAGCAAAATGACTTTATACGAAATAACAGAAACTCTAATAAGAGCAGCAAACGGAGGTAATTTCTCCTCAGATATGAAATGGGATATTCCCTACATCGAAAGTGTAGTACATCAAGTTAGGGAGCAGGCTATAATAATTTCTTATAATGGAAATCAAGCTACAGGAGCTAATAAGACTATATCTCCAGATTGGTTGCAGAAGAATACTTACACAACTTTTACTAAAGTGGATAATGAAAAAGAGCCATCTTACTTAACTACATCAGCACTACCTGTAATAAGAGTAAACTCTAACCAAACAGGGGTAGCATACCAAGGAACAGCAGGAGCAACACAGAAATTCTACGAGGCACTTACTAAAGGACAAATCAACACTTGGTACACACAAGGATTCTTTAAAAATAATAAGAGAGTAGCTATACTAAGAACAGGTGAAAAGATGGAAATATATGGCAACACCTTACTATCTTCTATAAGCGAGGAAGCTATGTACCAAAGACCTGATTTAGTTGCTGGATGGAACTACGATACAAGCAGATACCCGATAAACGAAGGTTTAGTACCAATGATGAAGATGTTATTTGTACAACAAGTTAGACCTGAGATGATGATAGCTAAAGATTCTGTATCGGATAGAGCTGTAACTCTGTAAAATCCTTGAGCATAATATCAAAATAAAATAGTATTTTTGTGCGTATGGCACAGGACACCACAATTAACTCTTTTGAGGGCGGCTTAAATAAAGACGTAGCCCTAGTATCTTTACCCTCTAATCAATATGACGAGGCTAATGATGTAGAATTTATATCTGATGAATTAGGTAAATTAACGACTTTAGAAGCTAAGAGAGGCACAGGACTAGCTAAGGTTACTGTTCCTAATGCTACTCCTCAAACAATTATGTTTAGAGTAAGGACATATGCTGATACTGCACAAATATTAGGACAATACTATACCAATCAAAAGTTTGAATTTAAAGATGCTAATGGAGTTGTAGTAACAGGAGGCACAATTACAATAACAAACAGTAATCCTTATGTTACTAATTATGTTTTTGCATCAGACTTAACAACTGCTTTAGGTGGCAAGGGAACTGTTGCTGACAATGGTAATAATGATTTATTATATACAACAATTACATTAACATCTTCTAGTTACAATTCAGTAGTTAGCTGTACTCAAACTGCAACTTTAAATGGAGTTGCCAACAACAAAATTAATGAACTTATTTTAATTAGAGAATTAATAACTACAGAAACTCAATTAGAGCCTATAGCTTATGTTAATAGTCAGAATCTAGGCTTTGTATTAAGTGTAAGCGATGACAATACTATTACAGAAATTGGCGTAGCAGATGAAGATAACAACTGGGCTTACACAAGATTATTAAGAACAAAGAGCTTTGTAGTAAGTAAAACACAGCCTATTAAATTTATAGTAGAGCAGCAAAATGATGGAGTATATGCCCTGTACTTTACTGATAATACTATAAAAGATAAATGTATATATGTTCCACCTGTCTTAACTCAGGATTGCTGTTTAGCATATAGTCCTACAAATATTCAAGTAGCAGGAAAGGGAATATATAATTTAGTTCAAACAAACGCACAAACTAATAGTCAATTAGTGAACAATATTGGATATGTCACTTATAAAAATACGCTACAAAGCGGTGGTGGCTTGCTTACAGGAGGAAAAAGATATGTGTGCAGGTTCGGGATAAATGGTTCTAATATAACTACTCAGTGGAGTATATTAAGCAATATTGTTCCTGTTATCTCTGCAAGTGCTGATAGTGGACTTGCATGGGTAAATACACAGGGAACACCTAACGGAATTCCTACAAGCAAACAAAATATATTAACAATTAACAATGCACAAGCAGATGTTTTTAATTTTGTAGAATTAGGGGTAGTAAATTACGCAGGAGAAAACGCTACGTCTGGAGAATTGATAGGAAGGTTTGATGTATTGGCTGAAAGCTTTGATATTACACACACAGGATTAGAGCAAACAACATTATTAGACGTTGTAAGCCTTATAGAGGCAGAGCCTGTCTTACTTAAGGTTAGGGATATTGAAACCAAGAAAAATAGATTAAATAGAGCTAATACTGTAACCGCTAACGAAGATGCTAAGTGGCAATCAATAGCTGAAAATGCAGTTGTTACTACTCAAAGGTTTTCAGACAGCCTAAGCAATACTGGTTTACTGCCTACATCAGGTGGCAATAGAAGATTTTATGGATACGGAGACAGCGTAGCAATGGGCATTATACCAAGTAGCGATACAAGAAATATAGAGAGAAAAATAGAATATGTCTCTCAAGTATCAGTTCCTCCGATAGTATCTCCACCTACTTATGTGTCAGGAGTTTATACTGTAACTGCTACTGATAGCCCTTTATTACAAATAAATTTAACAGGTAAAGTAATAATAAAAACTAGCCCAACTATAATAAGTACATTTCCAGCTATTTGGGCTTACTATGACACAACTTCTATTGTTTCTTTTAAGATAAGAAGGATAAGAGCAGGAGTTACTACTGATGTTATAAATGATGTTATTGACACAAGGTTAAGCACTCACGAATTTTTTGCATCAACAGATTTAAATAAAACTTATAATATTGAAACAAATGCTGGAGATTATATAGAATTTTGGTGGGGCGTTTATATAGGTAGTAACGAGATTGATGTTGTAGATTTTTCATATATAAATATTAATCAGGCGGCAACAGCTTCTTCTACTCAATTTTCAGGCACACAAGTAGGAGAATATCAAATTCCATATAACGTGGCAAACAGAGCTGGTTATATGCTATATGAGTACTACCTAACATATGTTAGATTTCATTTAAAGAATGGATATATAACAGCACCTTACCCTTTAGGAAAGTATTACATAGACAATGCTACTTATAAACGAGGATTAGTACAAATATTGCCATTAGACCCTACAATGCCATTTACAGATACAAGCACATTAGCTAGTAGAAAAGTATATAACTATGCTTTAAGCGTAGCTAATTTAGACCTTTTTTACGTTAAAGATGAATTATTAGGAGTAAGTTTTGAAAGAAGTGAGCCATTAAATACAGTTATTGGAAGTGGTATATACCATAATGCAAGAGTAATAGATGGAGATGTTTATACTTCGGGGTATAATACTACAACAGGAGCTCCTTCAATTACTGATGCCAGAAGAAAGTTTGGTATATTTATTAGTAACGATTTAGATAACCAAGTTATAAAGTATAGCAAAGGCGATTATTTACAATTACTAGGAGTTCCAAGAACATTAGGTTCTAATGCTAATTATAAAAGTGGCAATAATAACATAGGGCTTATAAAAGAATTATTAGGAAGTGTAGAAATTGGAGGAGATGCAATGATAGCTACTAAATGGGTTATTGAAGATAGTACAAGTGTAGACTTTAATTCGGTAGGAGATGTTATTTATAATACAACTGCAAATTTGTATTACAAACCTAGTACCAGCATATTAAATAATGCTTATTCTAATTCTAAAGGAGTGGCGGTTTCAACAACAGGGTTTGTAAGAACTTCGGGTGGTACTAAGGAGGAAATAAATACTTTCGTAGCGTTTTATATTAGACCTATTGATTTAAATACAGTAGATTATAAGAACTATAAGCCAGTTCCAACTGGAGAAATAGTAAGAATAACTTCATCAACTCCAGCTGTATTACCTGCTACTACAGTATATGGCGGAGATACTTATACTCAAAAAGTAATAAGAAAAGAGGCTGATTGGTATGTAGAGCCAAGTCCGTCAACTAAAATAGCGAGTAGTGTAATTACGTTTTATGCACAAAACAGATTAAATAGTCAATTGTTTTATACAAATACTACAGCACCAAAAGCAACATGGAACTTGCAGGGAAGTAAAAGCTTGTATCAATACTTATTCCCATTTGCTAGTTCAAGCGAATTAGTAGATGAGCAACATAACTTTGACAAGTCTTACATAGGAGCAAATCAAGTAAATAGGATAGCCCCTTACAACCCTTTACTTCCATACCCTACAAGTAACCCAACAAGAATATATTACTCTGACGAGAAAGCTGTAGGAAGCTTGTACGATGCATACAGAAAGGTTAAACCATTAAACTTCGTAGACTTAGAATTACAGAACGGAGCTATATCAGCAATATATGATATTAGAGACGTGATGGTAGTAATACAGCCTACATTCGTAGGAGCTATTCCTTACGCAGCCGATACTTTAATTCAGAGCGATAGCACAGCTAAAATATTAGTTGGCACTGGAACTGTGTACAGTAATAGGGTATACCCATTATCAAGCTTTGGAACTAGCTTAAAGACAATGAGCTGTAAAGGGTACAACTCTAATGGTAACCCTCAGGTATATTGGATGTCAGATGACTTTGCTAACTTTAATCGTTATGACTACAGTGGAGTTAAGATATTGAGTTCTGATAACAATATGAGAACTTGGTTTTTAAATAATACAGTTAATATCAAGAACGAGTTTGATGTAAATATATACTACAACACTAAGAAGGAAGATGTAGTATTAACATCAAGAGCAGTTAAGGCTTTCCCTACATGGAATCCTGCAACAACTTACACTCCTTTTACTTATGTTTCATACGGAGCAGTAGGAAGATGGAAAAACTTTGAGCAGATTCCTTCTATATACGTTTCTAATACGACCAATACAAACTCTAATCCTTTTGATAATCCTGCTAATTGGGCTTATGTAGACCCTGCTAGTAGTACATTTTACAATATGTGGAGCTTAATCTTTAACGAGAAAAGGAATAACTTCACTACATTTATGAGCCCTTTACAGAAGAGATACTTCAAGCATAATAACTTAGTTCTAACTCCTAGAGGAGTAGACGTTAAGGGTAATATCTATCAAATGGATAATGTAAATGGTAATTATTTGCAATGGTTTCCTTTAGCAGGAAATACAGACTTTAAATTAGGTAATTTTATTTTATCAACCGTATTTAATAAGTTCGGAACAGACAGAAAAATGATTAATGTCAATTTTGAAAGAGGAGATGATGTTGCGGTACAGCCAACAACTGTAACAGCTATAACACCAACACAAAGTGTAGATTTGCCAATTAACGAAACTAGATTAGGAGTAACTTACTACCCATCTTATTACGATAGTAATGGCGATACTCCTTACGGACAGTTCATTAAGATACTTATTAAGAAGGCTTCTTATTTGAAAATAAGGACTATAGCAATGAAATTCAAAAATAAATTCCCATTGAGGATGAAATAGTTGTATAATCAACCAAAAAAAACTTAAATTTGCAATACTAATAATATATAAAAAAAAAATACTACAATGAGAGGCGATAATAACGAATCAATACTTTTAAATACTTTCCAGAGCGCATTTGGAGCACAAGCAGGTAACTTAAACCTTACAGGAACTTCTCCTTCAGGATTAGGCTCTTGGTCTTCTTTTCAAGTAATAAGCGATACAGCTACTATAGCATCTATCACTATGGACGGAATTGTTAATACTTCTTGGAGTGGTTTCACATTGCCAGCAGGTATGATTGTTTACGGACAAATTACAAATATAACTCTTTCAACAGGTTATGTAAGACTATACGGAACAAATCAAAACCCTCAATAATGTTAGGAATAGGATTAGGCATAAATAAATTAAGGTCATCAGGGCTCGCCAACTATCTCAAAGGAGCAATGGTATGGGGCTTTAAATCCAAATTTAAGTGGAGTGACACCTCTACGGATATATGGGGATTTGCTAATCCTAATACTATAGACCCTGAAGCACAAGCAGTATATGATAGAATTATTGCTGATGGTGGAGTGTCTAACTTGACTCGCCTAAATTATTTCGTAGTTGGTTTAAAAACTATTTACGGTTCACTTGCAAACGTGCCAGTGTGTTACGATGCTCATTGGATTGGTTACAAATTAGGTTCAGGAACAGGTGCAACAGCAGGACAAGCAGCAGCGAAATTATATTCACTTACAGTAGCAGGTGATGCAGTACAAGCAACAGCAGCAAGTCAGCCATTGTTATTGGCACATAATGGAGCAAGTAGTGATAATTATTGGTGGGGAAGTGGGGTTGCAGGAAATTATAATTCAACACCAAATGCAGCAGCTAATCAAATTACAGGTGATATTGAGATAATTGTAAAAGCTAATATTAACAACGATGCAACAAATCAGGCTTTTGTAGCAAAATACCTTTCATCAAGTCAATTCTTACTTAGAAAAAATTCATCAAACTTTATTCAGTTTATTGGTTCTAAAACATCAGGTGCAGAAGATATAAACGGAACTTCAACAGCAACTATTTCAAGTGGTGTTAAATGGGTAAAAGTAACAAGGCAAGCTTCAAGTGGTAATATGTATTTTTATACCTCACCCGATGGTGTTGCTTATACTCAATTAGGGTCAATGGTTTCTACAACATCAGGAAACTTAGTAAATGGAACAGACCCTATAAATGTGGGAGTTTTTAGTACAACGGGTAACCCGTATTTAGGGGGAATTTACAGACTTACAATAGCAAACTCAATCGGTGGCACACCTGTAGTAGACTTCAATCCTGCAACATACAACGCAAGTACAAGTCAAACTGCTTGGACAAGTGCAACAGGTGAAGTTTGGACAATTAATACAGGAACAGCAACGACAGGGTATAAAGGTGTATTGGTTGATAGAACGATAGTAATGTACGATAGAACTGATGACAATTTATTAGCATCAAACAATGCAACATTAAATACAGTATTAGGTACAGACCATTCTTCAGTTTTAGTAGCTACAAGATACACAACAACAAACAATGAATTTTTAATTGAAGTGGGTGGTGATTATACTGATATAAATTCAACTCAATGGTGGTTAAGTGGTGGCTTACTTATTTTAATAAGAACTAATAAAGGAATAACTGCAGCAAATGCAAACACAACAAATAATTATGCACTTGCAAAATCATTTAGTTATGCAGATTCAGTAGTATTTGGTGGAACTTCAATACAATTAATTAATGCAAGTTCTAATAGTGGTTCTTATTGGAATAATACAACAAATAAACCAATACCAAATACAGGTTTATTATTAGGAAAATCGGCAGGTATTGGAAATTTTAACGGAATAATAAGCACAATAATAATTGGTAATGACCCTGCAAAATATTTACTTACTAAAGAATTAGCAAGAAGTTTAAACAATAATTTTGCACTATAATAATGGAAAAAACTTTACTATACCCACGATTCTATAAATGCTTAACACTTGCTGAATTTAAAGAATTAGATGACAAATGTTGCAAGTTATTAGGATTGCCTAATGATGAAGCAACTAATGATTACGCAAATCCAATAGTTGACGTTGATGGTAAAAACTGGCTAATTGTAAATCAAGACACGAGTAGCTTGTTTAGTAAAAAAGAAATAGCTGAAATGATTCAGTATGATGAAATAATTTTACCAAGTAATAATGCATTATGAGTAAAGAAGAGCGTATAATTTGTGTGTATAAAATCACAAGCCCTAGCGGTAAGATTTACATAGGCAGTTCAATTAATTACAAGAAAAGATTGACTCAATATAGAGGTGTGTCTTCTAAAAGCCAAACAATATTATATAATTCTTTTTTAAAATATGGAATAGAAAATCATATATTTGAAATAGTTGAAAATTGTACGAAAGAAAATTTATTAGAAAAAGAGTATTATTATGGTTGTCTATATGATGTTATAGGTGTCAATGGTATGAATTGCAAGCTTCCTAAGTTTGGAGATAAATATCAAGCAACAAGACAAGAAACAGTTGAAAAAATGAGGCAATGGAAGCCTACTGGAGAAACTATACAGAATATGAAGAACGCTCAACAAAAAAGAGCTAAAGAAAGTAAAGTATCGGAAGAAACAAAACAAAAACTTAGAAATGCTAATTTAGGGAAAAAAGCTTCGGAAGAAACTAAACTGAAAATGAGCATTAAAGGTAAAGGAAGAATAGTATCTGATGAAACTAAATTAAAAATGAAGGCATGGAAAAGAAAGCCTTTATCTGAAGAGCATAAAAATAAAATTAGTATTGCAAATGTTGGTCGAAAAATGTTAGAAAGCACTAAAATAGCTGTAATAGCTGCTAACACTGGAAGACCATGCTCTCAAAAAACAAAAGAAAGTGTTTCTAAAGCAAAGAGCAAAATAATATTTAACCACATAAATGGAATATATTATAATTCTATAAAAGAGGCTTCTAAAATATATAATATAAAACGCACAACATTAACAGCAATGTTAGTAGGGCAAAATAAAAATAAAACTAATTTAATATACGCATAAATATGAACATTTATAATCAAAATATAGGGCAAAATTATCGTGGGATACTTAACCTCGATGCGACAACAATTAACACACCACTTGATGCTACACTTCGTGCAGTAACTGATGGAATGGGTACTTCTTCTTTGCTTCAACTAAGCACAGAGGCAGTAGGCTTATCAAGAACTGTTAACTTAGCAGCAGGAGCAACTACGCCAAGACTATTTAACGTAGCATATACTATTAATAACAGCGGTGCTCAAACAGGTACTTTAACAGGATTATTCTTAAATGCAACCGAAACGGCATTAAATGGAATTATTCATAATTTAATAGATTTGCAAGTTGGTGGGGTTAGTAAGTTTAATGTATTAAAAGCCCAAACAAGAATAGGCACTTATATAGCAATTGACCACGATAATAATAGAATAAGTAATTGGCAAGGCGGTTCAACTCCTATTGAAATTTGGAATAATAATTTTTCAACTAAAAATATTGGTTTTTCTAACGGAGTAGGAAATTATTATACAGTATTATTTCAAAGATTACAATTAGAAGGAGTTACAAGTTCTTTTCCAATGATTAAACGCAACGGTGCGGCAATTGATTTTAGGTTGGCTGATGATAGCGGATATTGTGCGGTTAATGTTGGAACATTAACTACAAACGGAATTGCAAATATTAATACTGCAAGAATGTTTAATATAAATGATTCAAACAATTTTGTAACTGCATTAAATATTGCCGCTTCAACGGGAAACTTATCCTTTTTTACCTCTTCATTATTTGCCGCAAGTGGAACAATAAACGCAAGTGCAAGAGTGCAAATAGATAGCACAACACAAGGCTTTTTAATGCCACGAATGACCGAAGCGCAAATATTAGCAATAGCAGCACCAGCCAACGGCTTAATGGTTTATAATACTAATCAGTTAGCACCTTGTTTTTATGACGGTACGGGCTGGAAAAGAGTAGTACATTTAGCAATGTAAATAATAATTAAATAAAAAATAAAATGATAAAATTAAATCAAGCAAGTTTCATAGCTACAAGTAATGAAACACAGACAAGTACGAAAGTAAGTTTACTAACTGTAAATTACAATGCTTTTTTAGGCACAAAAGAAGTTGATGGTGTAATTGTAAATCAAGGGTACATCCAATCATTTGTTTATAACGAAACAATGAATTCAATAATGAATGATGTTCAAGAAGATACATTATTTATTGGAAATATTTTAGCAGATTTACACGATATGTATATCAGTAAGTTGCAAATATTAAATCCAAGTATTACTTTTACAAGCACATTATAAAAATTATGATTACATTAAGCGAAGAAAAACTGAAAGAATTGGATATGTTTATCCAAGAGCTGCCAACTAAATTTGGTTTACCGTTATTGCAATTTATTAATAAAATAATTGAAGAGCAAAAACCCAAAGACGTAGAAGAGGCGGAAGTAGTAAACTAATTAATAGAAAAAGGGGGTTAATAGCCCTTTTTTTACTATTTTAAAATTTAACCAATGAAAGAAATATTTCAAAAATACTCACTACCGTTAGCTGCATATTTTATCAGCTATTTCAGCCCAGCTTTTCCTATGATGTTGGCTATAGGTTTTATTTTAATTGCAGATTTTGTAACAGGAATATTGGCAGCTCAAAAAAGAGGAGAAGAAATATTAAGCAAAAAGATGCGACCAACAGTTACTAAAGGAATAGGTTACATGATAGCTATTTTAGTGGCTCATGTATTCCAAAAGAATTTCTTAGTTGACATAGAGGTACTAAAGATAGTAAGTGGATTAATAGCTTTTATTGAAGTTAAGAGTTTAGACGAAAATTTTAGAGATATTACAGGTAAGAGTTTGTTTAAACAATTTTTAAAGAAGTAGCAATAGTGGAAGAGATTCCATCAACTAATAAGGAGATAGTTAAAGTTGTACTAATCCTCACAGCGTTGTGGTCAATTGCTTTTTACATAATATATTTATATGAAAGTAAATAAAATAAATAAGGCAGGATTAGACTTAATTAAATCTTTTGAAGGATTTAGCGCAAAGGCTTATGTAGACCCAGCAACAGGTGGACTACCAATAACTATAGGCTACGGTTCAACAAGATACAGCGATGGTAGTAAGGTGAAGATGACTGACCCTGTTTTGTCAATGGAGGCAGCAGAGAAGTTATTAGCCGATACTATGGGGCAGTACGAGTTAGCAGTTGATGCTATGGCAGTTGATACACTTAATGCTAATCAATTCTCAGCATTGGTATCTTTCTGTTATAACTGTGGAGCAGGTAACTTAAAGAGTTCTACACTATTAAAGAAGGTAAATATTAACCCTAACGACCCTACTATTGCAGCAGAATTTAGCCGTTGGAATAAAGGTGCAGGAAATGTTTTGGCAGGCTTGACTCGCAGAAGAAAAGCAGAGCACGAACTTTATTTTAAACCTTGCTAATAATTAAATTATGGCACTTCGTAAATGGAACTGCTAACAAAAAACAAAAAACAATAAAACTATGATAGTATTTGCAATCTTATTATTACTACAGACTTGCTTAAATGCAATGTCGGATTCAATAGTGCATCATGATGCTTACAAGAACTACGGATACTTCTTTTCAAAGGAGGCAGCAGAAGCACCTAAGTTTGATTGGTTTCATAGATACTTTCCAATGTTCCATGATTTTTGGCACTTATCAAAGGTATTACAAACCTTATGTACTGTAGGAGTGATTTATATTGCTACAGGTTCATTTATATTTGTTATTGCCATACTTGTGGCTAGAGGCTTACTATTTAATATCGTATACAAATGAGAATCAAACTAATTCTATTACTGTTAGTAATATCGTCATGCTCAAGCCAATACCATTTACGCATGGCACTGAAGAAAAATCCTAAGTTAGGAGACTCAACAACTGTTTTAGTTCCTTACTACAAGGACACTACGATTACATTTACTATTGTAGGGGATACTTCTGACCAAGCAAAGAAGTTTAAGGAATGGTACAAACAGGCATCGGATTCAATGACTATAGCTTTTAATGATAGCTTTGTACAGGTGAGCCAAGTAATTGACTCTCTTGGTAATTTAAAGACTAAGGTGATTAGAAAACCTTTTGTATCTTATATTAGGGTAACTATAAACGAAACAGTGAAAATGAAAGTGCCACCGAGAATTGTATTAAAAGAAAAACAAACCATGTGGCAAAAGATTAAATCCTATGCTATTGACTGGCTTGCTTTTCTTGGTATTATTTTTATTGTTATTTTACTATTTAGAAAATTAGTTAGTATGCTTAGCTAGTCCTATTAGTAGCATTAGTCCTATCCACCAAGAACTTCCACATAGCCTGTAGCTTTGCTAATTTGTCTGCGAATGGGAGCTCTTTAGCTTCTGTCCTTACCTTACTATCGTCATACCTTTTAAATGAGCTACAATGCTCTTGTAAGTGGTAAAAAGATATAGATGTGTGTTCTTTTTGATTCTTCATGAATCTTGCACATTCGTGTCTATCCTTGCACAATCTTCTTGTGTCGTGGTCTTCTGCGTTACATGGTTTGAGTTTTCCCATAGTTGTTTTTTGGTTTTAATATGTTTACTGGTTCTTGTCCTTTTTCTATTAACTTTATATCAACAGACTTGGCAGCCTCTTTTTCAGTAAGGAAGAACACAGCCCAATTATACTTACTTATCTGAGCCTTATAGTATATCTCGCCCTTGTAATCAAACAAAGAAACATGGGCATACTCATCCGACTTGCGTACATACTTCTTTTCCTTTTTTGTTCTTACAATTAAGACTACGTCCTCTCTCTTCTCTAATTTTTTAATTCCCATGTTTTTACTCCTCCTCCATTTCTACTTCATCTATTGAATGTGATAGCACTAAGAACTTTTCTCCTGTCTCAAGGTTCATTAGCACTATATCATATATTGGTCTTAACTCCTTCATTGTTGCGCCTACTCTTGTGGCATCTATCAGAACCTTCATATCGGGATGTTCGTCCTTTAGTACTTGTATTAGTTGTGTAACATCCATTACAGTATAGGTCTGACAAAGATTGATATTAATAAATCTCTTTGCTCTACAGCCTTCTCTATCTCTTCCATCATCTTCTTCTGAACAGCAGCATCCCTTTTAATTAGCTTGTAGAATATTCTAGCTTCTAGGGGTAAATTTATTTCAATCTTGTTTCCATCATCATCATACTGAGTGCTTGTCAAGTAGCGCACTAGGTAATGCTCTTCTACAGGAGGATGTCCTAGTGCCTCATTAGACTTAGACAGAGCCATCATCTGACACTGTGCTTGGTAGAAGTATTCCTTAGGTACGTCTTGGTACTCAGAATTCTTATCATCAAACATCATCATCTTCTGCTCAAAGAACTTCTCTGTAGGACACTTGATATCTCCACTAGCTATGATAACATCTCCATCCATAACTGCGAAGTCGGGTGTAGCTCCACTATTCTCATTGATAGGGTAGTAACGCTCCTCTAGGTATACGGCATTGATTCCTGTTGTTGCTACAAAGTTCTCTAGAGCCTCTGACTCATTTAGAATACCATGGTCGGTGTGCCTGCTGCTGAAAGACTTGGAGTAGCCCTTAACACTCTCCTCTGCTTTATTAAATATGTACTTATCCTTGGTAGCACCCTTGCCACCTATGAATAAATTGTAGATACCTGATGCGGTAAATTTACCTCGTCTCTCTTTGCTTAGCATATATATATTATTTAATTATTTTGGCTTGTTTTTATGTTAATAGACTGGACAAAATTCTTGTATTTGTTCCTCTGTTATTCTTTGCTTTATTAAAGCTACTTCTTCTTTGGGCAAGGAAGCTATCTCTAACTCCCTTGCTTGTCCAAATAAATCTTTACTCATGCTAGAACGGAAGATTATCGTTCTCCTCATCATCAGACACTTTAGTAGGTGCTACTGCTTTTGTATCTTCTACTTTTGACGCATACTCAGGAGCAGGTGCTCCACCTAACTTAGGAACGATGGTAGTCATAATTAAATTCTCTAACCACTCCATTTGTTTTGTGTCATCCCACTGCAAAGAACCCTTAACTTTAATCTGCTCCATAGGAGGTAAGCCATTAGGATTCTCCTTAGGGAATGCGGTCTCAACCTTATGTCCTTTAGTCATTCCACCTTGGTACACTACTAAGTAATCCTTGTCCTTCTTACTAACCTCGTTAAAGATTCTAAAAACCTTTAAGATAACGTCCTTAGAGAAGTCAATGTTTGGTAACTTATTTAGTAAGCCCATTGTTGTTCCACCCGAGTACGATAGGTGTAGGTAATAGAAGTCGATACCATCACGAATTGTTACTACCCATACCTTAGGTGCGTAAGGAGAAGGCTCTATGTGTATGTTAACGATTTGACCCGATAATGTATCAAAGTGTAGTTCATGCACCTCTACGCCCATCTTATTGGTTCTAGTTACTGCACCTTCTGTGCCTGCCTTAACCTTCTGAGTGATTTTACCACCTGTAATGTTAAGGTAGTTCTTGATTGAGCCATTAGGCTCTTCTGTTGTTGATAATCCCATCTGTTTTATTTATTATTTGTTTATTTAATCTTTAAATGTTTCGTTGTAGTAATCTTCTGCGTTAACTAATTGAATATCTCCTTCATTGTAAGCATCAATTATTTGTTGCTTTTCCATTTCTTTGGCTTGTTCAATATGTTTTGGTTGAAATCCATTAAGGCTAATTTGTCCTAATAACCATTCTACTGCTGTTTGTTTGCTCATTTCTTTTCGTTTTTAAGTTTTGTTTTATAAATTTGCAATAGTTCTTCACCATCACCATAAATTATTTGATTTTCATCCAAACACCATTCAGAAAAACCAATTGCTAATTCATCTTGCTGTTTTTGTTCCATTTCTTTTGCTTGTTCAAGAATTTTATGTTTTATTTCAATATATTCTAAATTTTCTATTTGCTCTAAAGCATAATTCATATTAACTCTTTGAAGTTCGTAGAATAACCATTCTGTTGATGTATTTTTCATTTTATTTTTATCATTTTTTTATTTTTACTAATATGAATCCAATCATACAATTCACTATTATGATATACTTTTTGTTTGGTAGTATTGTTTAATTTAACAAATTCACTGACCATTAAATATCCGTACAGGTTAAAATTAATTTCAAACTTATAGTGACCACCTCTTGTTGATTGATGCCAATGAAAATGCCAAAATATACTATTCTTTAATTCTTCAATTATTGTTTCGTTATTAGAATGACCATAAGTACTTAAGTTTAAATTTAGTATCATACAACCATTTTTATTAACCCATTCTTTAGAAATATCATATAACCAATTATTTTCTAAATAACCAATTATTTGTACTGCTGTTTGTTTGCTCATTTCTTTTTATTTTTTAATTGTTAATATTTCAAAGAGTATAAACTCGCCACCCTTGATAGTCTTCTCCTTCTTTACGTTTAGCTCTACAATATCCTTATCGTTAAACTCGTACCTTTTCTGAAGGATGTCAATGAATGGTTTCAGCCCATTGTCTATATCTGCTAGAGGTGAGGACAATCCAAAGACTATATTCAATAAGTACGGAGGCACACCAACTTTTATGTTTGGCAGTAAGAGTATGCACCTCTTCTCGTATGAAATATATTCCTTTGTCTTGAACCTTTTGCCTTGCCAACACTTATTGACACTGAGCGGTTTTATATCTAATCTCTTCACTAACGATTGAATTCAATTGGTACTATGTTTATACTATCAAATCCTTCACCTTCATAATCGAGTTCAATGTCAATCTTAAAAGTAAAAGATTTTTCTGATATTCTTGCGTCACACCAATCTCTTAGGCTTCTTACTGTAATATGGTCTCCATATGTATGAGCCATATCAATAATTTTTTCTTGAGGATTTATTTCTGCTAGCATATTAGTTACCATTAAACCATAAGTAATCTAGAATGTATATAGGATACCCTTCTCCTTTACTACCTTGGATATTGTAGTCAAAGAACTCGATTGCTTCCTCCCAAGTCATCTCACTATCCTTAACTAGCTTCTCTAGTATAAGTTGTGTGGAGTAGACTAGGATAGTGTCACCTGTACTTTCTACACCTACGATACAATCATCAAAACCATCAGCCTTGATAATGTCTTCCTCGTTGAACATCTCTAGTATGTCATCAAGGGAAATTGTTGTTGTTGTTTTTTCTGTTTTTTTCATGTGTTTTTTTTTATTATTATTGTTCTGCAAAGATAATATTTCATATCGCAATACAAAATATATTATTCTTGTTTTGTGGATTTATTTAAATATATTTGCAACTATAGTTTATATAATATGAAAATAAGTAATTTTGAATCTTATAGGGAGAACCCTATGAATAGTGATAGTAAGAGCAGTGCTAAGGATAGCATTAGAATAAATAAGAGAGCATTTGCAATTATCAAGGACTTTAGTACATCTTCTTTTAAAGTTTGGTGCTACATAGCATCGGTTAAGGAGCATAATAATGATGAGGTGCATATTAGTATAGATGACTGCGCTGAGTTCTGTAATTACAGTTCCAAGGTAGCTGTGTATAAAGGAATAATTGAATTACTAGAGGCTAACTTTATCTTCAGGAAGACTGGGTCTAACTCTCTTTACTTTGTTAACATTGAAAAGTTGTTCTGAAAATGAGCCTAATTATACCAAAGAAAAAACTATGCAAGTGCGGATGCGGTGAACTAGGATACATATGGGCTAGAGGCTTCATTAAAGGACACGAGAATAAAGGTAGTGTAAAAAGGATAAAGAAGATAAGCGATAAGCAAAAGAATCGTATAGTAGCAAATAAAAGCTATTATGCTCAAGAGATTGCTCGTCACCAAGAGGAGAACAAAGGACAGTGCCCATGTGAGAACTGCGGTGTTGAGATAATTAATCCTAGTGGAAGGAACGTGAGCCACATCATAGCAGGCTCGTCAAACAGTGCCTTGTACCACCATCCCTTGAATAGATTCATCCTATGTCACGACTGCGAAAGGATATGGACTAACGAAGATAAGACAAAACTAAAAATCTACCATAGCTCCGAGGAACGTATGATAGATTTAAAGAATTTCTACTACACCACAATGATGGTCTAACTTCCACAGGCTATGCACTCATCGTCATCCAATTCGGGACGTAGTGCAATCTCAGGATTTAACTTTAGCTTTAGTTTGTATATCTCATCGTGGATTTCACTATCAATGAATAGGTTACCAACGAGTTTTGTTTTAAGTTCTGCTATCTGCTCTTGTATTGTCATATTATTATTACCTCCATTTTGTTATTAAGTTATACTTATCTTGAATCTCCATCCAAACTTTATACTTCACATCCCTTGAACCAAGGTCTTCTATATTCTCAATATTCTTACATTGAGCCAATATACTAGTATGGTCGTATGCCTTTAAGAATAGTTCTCCTATAGCTTTTAAACTTAGCTTAGTATGTTTTCTTACTAGTGAAGTGAAGCACTGCCTAGCAAATGTTAAATCATGTTTCCTACATACTCTATCATACTCCTCAAAACTAATACCTAGCACCATTCTAACGGCATCTTTAGAAGCATCTATGGTTTGCACTTCACTTAATTTAATTCTATTTGTTAGTGGGACGTGCGTATTCCACCATATTGCGTAAACTCCTCTCATACTAACTTAAATCCTCCTCATGTTCTGGGTTTATTGGTTTATAAATGTGCTTGGTCTTCGTGTTTTTAGGTGGCATTATAGTATCTACTATATCTCTTGCCATTGCTATAGCCATCCTTTCTAGGCTCTTACCACCAAGTCCACCGCTATTGTTTAGTGCATACAAGCAACTAGGGATGTAAAAAGTTACTAGGTATTCTCTATAACTCTCTTCTGATACAAAATCATTCTTTGCTTTCATATTTTTTTATTATTTTTTTAACTGTTGCCAATAGAATTTATCTAGCTCTAACTTGTTAACCACCTCTATGTCGTTCTCGTTGCAGTAATGGATAGCCTTCTGAATACTAGTGAACCTAACACTCTCTCCCTTACCGACAGGAAATGTTAAACATGATACACCGTTGGTTGATAATTTAACTTTCATTATCCAATTCCTCCTATACTCTTTTTAGGGCTCTCTAATAGCTTAACTTTCATTCTATCTGATATGAATAACACTTGTCTATCTAAAGGGCTTAAATCAACGTAAAAATCTGCCGTATGGCTAACCATTGGCTTAGGATATTCTGCTCTCAAGATATCACTAGCTACTTTCAACTGTTCTGATGTTGCAAATTTAATCATTCTCATATAATTTAATTATTAATTTTTTGACTTGTTTCTTGAATTCTTCGTGGTGCTTGGTTCTCACACTTATTGTCACCCCTTTGACCTCGAACCCGAAGCCCTTGCGCCCCGAGTTCTCTCTTTTACCACCCCAACTACCTTTGCTCTTATTTATTTCCATTACGATACTTTGTCTTTAAAATATTCTGATACTTTATAAAATGCGGTCTCAAACTCTTCTTCAGTGCTCACCTCCCAATTACCATGCAAGGCAACATTTACTGACACCTCGGTAATACTATTATTACCAAACTTTGATTGGCACACTTGAATAACCTCACCTTCACTTATTATTTTGTAAAAATGAATAGCACTATTCCTTACATACATTGGGAGACTCATCTCAACCATTTCCGTTACTGTTTTTCTTATTTCTACTTTCATATTGTTATTATTGTTTTAAACTGATTAAATTATCCTCGTACCATCCGTACCACATATTAAAACTATCTTGGATGAAGTCCTTGTATACTAGGAGTTCGGTATCATCCTCAGATATCTGATACATATTACCCTCCTCGTCTTCTAGAACATCCCTTAGCTCATCAAATGTTCTAGCATGGGCAAGTTCACAAGCCACTTCCATCACACTTATTGTTATTAATTTATCTGCTGATTCCATTATTTATTATTATCGTTAATTGTTTTGATTAATGTTCCTACCATAACCGCTAGGATTATGAATAGGCTAAACTTAATTATTTCTTCCACAATACTATTCTATTGTATGTATTCTACTTGAGTCAGGAACTTCAGTGGCAAACAACTTGTTGTCACACCTTCTGAATAGTTCGTCATAACTAAACTCGTATTCTTTCATCCTCTTGATATCTTCTTCACTTTTAGCATAGAAGAATTGTGTTCCCATGTAGTCTCCATTGCAAATATGAACGACTGCGAATAATTTATTATTTTCCATATTATTTATTTCTCCTTTTTTTTATTATTTTATTAAATTGTTGATGGTGTTCTTTGAGCTAGTTTGTCGCACTCTTCTTTGGTTATAAATCCATACCTACAAAAAGAATGCATGATAGAGTAGTTAGTGTGGAATATCATATCCATCCCACATCCACTTATTGTAAAGTAGCCATAACTATTTTTGCTTTCTTTGTACCCTAGGGCTCTGAATAGGCACGAATAATTTCTTTGGTAGTATTCGTTATCGTTGTATGCGTATTTCTCACAACTAGTAAACTTAATCTTTCTACTCATGCCACTTGAAGACACCGACCCGATTACGTTAATCATCCTATTTTCTCTGACTGCCTTAACGTATGCCTCTGCATCAGATATAAAAGTATCTACACTGTAGTAAGGCACGTTGTTTATGTCCTTAACTAAAGAAGTGTCAGACATAATTTTTTCTTTGATTTTTTCAATTTGATTTTCCATGTGTTTTTTTTGTTGTTTTTTTTTAAACTAGTTCCTCAATAATTCCTATAACTTCACTTGCTACTAATACCGAGACTGCTATCTCAATATCTACTACCAATAGTATGTAACCTACTATTCTTATTACTGATTTAAATAGGCTTATTTGTAAGTGCCTCTTTGCGTTTGGATGATTCATATTTTTTCTCCTTTTTCTTTTATTAAATAAATGTTGTTTTCTTCTATCCACTCATCGACTATTCTCTCTGATTCGTCTCTGCATGAACCCATTTCTCCTAGTCCAAAGTCCTCGTTGGACATCAGTGTTTCGTATATTTTATATACTAAACTGTTGTAACTTTTTTGCGTTATTGTATCCATACTTTCTACTATAATTTTGGTTCTAAATCTTTGTTTACTTTACTAAATGGCAGTGCTGATATTAACTCACTGTATCCCACCTCTACTAGCTCCTCAATAAAGTCAGTGCCTAGTAAGATTGACTTTGCCCTAGCCTCATCAGACAATACCTTTAAGTAGCCATAGTCCAAGTCAATGTCATCGACATTGTCTCTGATTAACTTGATTCTATCATCACTACCTAGCTCCTCGATATCAATGTAGTTTATGGTAGCAAATTCATCTATACAAACATTGCTAATCACGTCTTCATAAAAATCATGCTCACTTAAATCCTCATTTACTAAGGCAAAGTCTAGTATAGTACCTAGTACATGACCATCTTTATCTAGCACACTGAAATTTAAGGTGTTTTCAGCCCATTCTATTGCGTTATTAGGATAGAATGATATAAAGCCATCCCTAGAGGTGTATCTTTGTTTTAAATAGCTATTAAAAGCATCGTAATTACTATGTATGTACGAGACAATGTTGTCTACTATAGGAATAATCTCGACATCTATAGAATCATTCACAAAGTTATAGTAGTTAGGAGATGTAATGTGTTGATATGTTATTGACTCAATTAAGCCTAGCTCAACTAACTTACTCTCTATCTCAGATGTTATTGACACTGCTATTTTGTGCCTATAGCCTAGCCAATCTACTTCTACCTCATCTGAGGAAACCTCGTTGTATTCACAAAAACTTTCTAGCTCACTGTCTCCATCCCATATTGTACAGTAGAACCCCTTGAACAATGGCAACCATGTATAGATTGCTTTAGCTTGACTATCCATATACCACCTCCCCTAAAACTATGTACTGAAAAACAACATCACTACTACTAGCATCTCCATCTTCCTTTAGCTCATTCTCTAGAGCCCAAGCATCAGAACTGTTAGCTAGTAGCTCTAACCTTTCAATTAACGTATCTCTAGTGATTACTCCTAGCACTTCTTCCTCATCCTCGGCATCGTTTATCTCCACCTCTACTCCATGCTCTAGGACTGCCTCTAAAATGGCTGATGCAATGTAAGGATTACTTGACTTGGGCACTGCTTGTCTTACCTTCTGAACTTGCTCATCGGTTATGTAGTACCAATAGTTACTTCCACCTTCTAAGGCAGTGGTAAAGATGTTATCTAAAACATCCTTGCTGATTTTTCTTTTGATTGTAATTTCCATGATTATTTATCTCCTATTTTTTATTTAAATTATGATTTTAAGTCCCAAGCAAGTGATTCATTACTATTTAAATCACAAGCAATCTCTATGTTGTTTAAGTGTGTTATTGCAGTATCACACTGAATAGTTGGCTTGTTAAATATGTCGAATGCATTGATATTAATAAAATCTCTTATAAATACTTGGTCTTCTAGGATAAGTCCTAATCTATATTTTAAAGACTCATTCTCTACTCTTAAAATGTATCCTAACTGCGAAAGCATTTGGTCTTCCATGTTTAGATTCTTAATAATAAACTCCATGGTTTCGCCATCGATGTCTATAGTCTTTAACTCATCAATTGCATTGTGCACAATATCCCTAACTCGTTTGTCATCCATGATGTATGTGCCACTCTTTAAGAACTTTTGCCTAGCTTGATAGTCTTTATAGAATAACTGCATACACTCTAGTTCATGCATTGTATCTACATTAAACTTGCTCTCTAGGAATAGGTTGTAGACTTTAACTGCCTCGTCCCACATGATGTCTAGCTCTCTATCGTTAATGCCAATGATGTGTGCCATACAAAATACACGATAGTAAAACTCTTGGTTTTTAATTTGATTGTTTGTCATAATGATTGATTGTTTTTTTTAAATTGTGATTGATTAATTAATTTCTTCCTCAACTATGATATCATCAACGTAACAATTTACATTGTATTTGCCAATGTTTAAATGGTCAATGATAGCTTGAATTTGGGAGCAGTCGTCTTCTGCGCTCCATCCCTTGCCTAGAACAATTTCTGCTACATCCTCTAGATTGTTGCCATTCACGAATGCGTAAGTTGAAAAGTAATTACCTTCGATTGATTTTTTAATTTGATTTTTTGATTTCATAATGATTGATTGTTTTTTTTTAAATTGTGATTGATTAGTTATTATTAATTGTTTGAACATATGAGGGGAATCGAACCCCTCACTAGAACCATTTTTATGCTATGCAAATGTGAATATTTTATTATCCACAGTATTCTCGGTAACAAACTTCATTACCTCATCGAATGCTATGTTATTCATGCGATAACCACCACCACTAACTAGGTAATGTAACTTATCATTCTCATCCTTTGGCGCACTAACGTGGTTTGTGTAACGTGTAACGGCATTAAATAATCCCCATATAGTCTTACCTTCCAAATTAATTTCAGTTTGTAAGGAATCAGCAAAAGCGGTCACTTGATTTAGCTTTCTACTGCTTACATCTTTCTTATTAGTGTTAACATCAATAGTGAATAGTTTTCTTATCACACGTTCCACCATCTCATCCTTTAGCTCGATGTCAGCCATCTTCTTGAAGTTACCCATCAATACTTCATCTAGATGCAAAGCCTTTCTTAAATCAGCCATGGCAGTCTCAATTCTACTCTTTGCTGATTCAGTGTGACGGAACTTATCTAAATCTTTGTATGCACGATGGAAAGTATTTTTGCATACTACTACTTGACTAGTTGACCCGAATCCGATTGATGCACTGCCATCATTAGAATTCAAGGCAGTAATCCATCTCATGATAGATGACTTCCCGATGTACATACTAGGTAAAGCGGCTTGTAAGTATACCTTCTTACCTCCATCTAGTTCACCTCCTCTAGTAGTCTCTAAACCGATGCCCTCGGTAGCTCCTACGATGGTTTCTGCTAACTCCCAATTCTGCATTGGCACATAACGATTACCTACACTTCCTAACCATGCATCAGTATCGTTTCTGAAGATACCAAATGTCTCGGTGTTTTTACCATCTTTAGCAAATAACTCTTCTTTGCTTACTGACCAATTTAAATTAGTGCTTTCTAATAAATTAAAAGTCTTTTCTTGGATTGATTGATTGTTGTTTTTCATGATTTTTGTTATTTAATTGTTTAAGACAAGGCTTTTTAAACCTTGTTTCGATTATTTAAATCTCGTCAGTTAAACTATTGTACATTGTCTCGATAATAGTTAGCTATGCTTATTACTTCCAATGCTAACTGCTCGTTAGACATCTTTGCCAAGCTAACTACATCTTGTACTGTTTCGAATTCGTCAGATGCCAAATCCATGATGGCATCAATTAATTTTTCTCTGATTGTTTCCATGGTGTTTATATGCTTTTTAAATCTTTGTGATACTTATATAAAATTGCTTCGCTTGAATCGTAGCTAAGATGTGTGGCATCCTTATTTATCCTATCTCTTGATGATGGATAGTCATCTTCTCTTTTAATGCTTCTAATAGCATTACGCATATCCTTTTTTGCATCTGCTACACTGCTATAATTTAGCCAAATGCAATTGAACATCCCATCCTTTTTACTTTCGTAATTTGACATCTTTGATAGTATCTTGAAGTTACCACCGATTTGACCCGTAATTAAAATTTGTGCTCTCATGATTTAATTGTCTCCTATTTTAATAATTGAATAATAACCATCAATGAATTCATTGTTACATGAATCGAATTGATAGTACTCTTGTACTCTTGCTTGTGCCAATTCCAATGTAGGAAATGCGCTGATAATACTGCCATTTGCAGTGTTTTGAATGATGTAATTTGTCATGCTATTTAATTGATTTTTTAGGTTTGATAAAATATGCTCCGTTTGGACTGTAGACTTCGTAATTCATAGCATCTGCTATTCTAGTTAAATCTAGCAGTCTCTGAGCAATCTGCTGAGGAAGAAATGAGTACTTCGTACCTACATTCCACTGCTCTTTTTTACTGCTCTGCTCCTCTAGGCATTTGTACTTATTGAATTGCCATTCCAATTCACATTTTAATTCTCTAGCATTCTCGCAGTCATTTATTATACGTTCTGCAAACTTTGTTGATGCCAATGATGGACTGTTTTTTAATCTTAAGAAAGATTCCTTTTGAGTGATTGTTTTCATGTTGATTGATTGTTTTTTTTAGTGATTAATTAATTGATTTATTGTGAGCACAAGTCCCATGACTCTAGCTCGTTTACTCTTTTAACATTTAAGCCTAATTCCTTATAAATAAAATTAGCTAATTTAGTATTACCTACAGTGCCTTCAGCTATCTGATTTGTGCCTATAGATGCTACAACGTCTGAAGTGCTCATGCCTAATATTCTACTGCAAAATTTAACATCTTGCCCTAAGAAGAATTGTTTGACATATTTTTTGTTTCTGACTACTAATGACCAATTATGACAAAAGCCATATTCCGTTGTGATTAAGATTGTTTTCTTCATGATATTTATTTATTTAATTGTTTGAGCATAGCATGGGAATCGAACCCATGCCTTGAACCATTTATGCTAGTGTTTGCTTATTCTTTACTTCTATTATAAACTGCGAATTAACATAAGAGACGTGCTCTTTTATGATTTTAGGAAGATGTTTGATATCGAATTCTTGATAGTTGTGAAAATTACCTTCGTAATTGCCATCACAAGCAGTAATTACACCATAATTATTTAGCACTCTAAACGATTTTATATGTCTATAGCTTTGATAATTGCCATAGTCACTAGTATTAACGCATATGGTAATATCCTTGAATTTCTTTTTAGATACTTTCACTGCATTCTTAAACGATTCTAGTATGTCATCTGCATCTATCAGATAACTGCTAGTTGTGAATAGCATATCAACTATTCTGACTACTGAAGTAGTGTTTCTATCAATCTCAGATTCGATTTCGATAGTAATTTTGATTGTTTTTTCCATGTGATTAGTGATTAATTAAGATTGTTGATAAAATAACGATTGTAAAGAAAGCAGTCATACCAATTAACTGCAAACTAGCTTGTTTTCTCATTTTTGATGCCCATGGGCAATTCTTTGATTGTTTTTTCATGTGATTGATTGGTTTTTTAAATGTGATAATTGATTAATATCTGCCTATGTTACCGATGTAATGGAAATGACTAGAAGTAGTAACTTTATAACCTAATTTATTAGCTACATAGTAACAAGCATCTCTTAAGCGCTTGATATCATTGGTATCTTTGCTATATAATTCACCTAAATACCATTGTTGGTATAAATCACCTCGGTTAATCTGCTTTTCTATGGTTTGAGCGAAGTTTAACTCCCAACATATAGTTTGCTTGATGTCTCGTAGTGTTTCGCAGTCCTTAAATACCATTCTAACTCTTGGATTCATTGGGAATTCTGCTTGTAATTCTGCTAATAATTGATTTTTAGTTTTCATAATGATTGATTGGTTTTTTATGTGATTGGTTAGCCAATAGATGAATCGACATCTGATGAATTCCAAATTAATTGGCTAATATATTTTATTAATGGTCAAAATAAGTTTATTGTTAGTAAACTTATAAAAACATCATGGTATATCCCCTCCATGATAGGTTTATTCGATTGATTCGTAGTCTATTATACGATATCAGTATCTGTTTTCAACTGTATTTCAGTGTTTATTGGTTTAGAGTCGTAAATGATTCACATTATATAGATTCGGCAATGTTTCACAACAAACTAACTATATAAAACTACTCAATGATTAGTATCTTTATACATATACATACTAATTGACTAAAAGAACGATATTTTCGAGAATTTTTCGGCTTGAAAACATTGGCAATATACGAGCACATTTTATAAATGCAAGCACTAATCAAGATGAAATTATAATTATTTTTCAAGTGATTGATTATCAAGATGATTATTTTTAGTATAATTCAAGATAATAATGCAAGTGAATGATAATGAGGGGAATAAAATATACTGCTGATAATCAATGATATAGCAAGTAGTATTCAAGAATGAAAACTAAATAGCTGAAAATGAGCACTATAAGTTAATAAACTGAATGTGAGATGTTTACATTACTGAAAATGAGCACAAAATATAAAGATATTAGGCTAAAAAATCACTAAGGATAAAAGGATAATTATAATGCTTACTGATAAGAATAATAACATCTATAGTAACGGAATATTTATGATGACCATGTTTAACATTAGATAGGAATGCATAAGGCAATTCACAGTCTTTAGCTATTCGATAGTATGTAATGCCTTTACTAACACATAGTGAGTCTATCCATCGAATGAATAGCAAATGTGCCTTTAAACGATTGGCATTCCGTATTTCATATGTAGTATTATCGTTTTTGATGTGCAATGATAAGGATATTTTGACGTTATTAGTCATTTAAAGGGCTAAAAAAACTATGCTCTCAAAAACTTGTCTCCATCCCATGAGCAATTGGCATTTTGCATCTTATAATCAGCAAGTTATATTTTGAAGATGATTTTGTAAATAGCTGATTATCATTCAACCATTTCATTGAGTCTTCGAGGATTGTATGCTAGTATTATTTACCCATGTGAAACGTTCGTTTCTGATAGTACAAAGCAAGGCAGTAAGCAATATGTTTATGCCTATTGCCTATTGGCTTTGCTCAGTTTCTTTGGTTTCTATTTACCAAATATTTATAAATTATATGTTGGATGTCATCGTAATACCTTTTAAATCAATGTGGTGGCAATGGTTCTCATGGGGTGGCGGATGTTTTTTTGAGCGACTCGGTGATGGCTTTTATTATGGTTACCGCACATTTTCACCGCCATACCTTCTTTGCACGACCTCCTTGCCGACCACCAATAAAAAAAACCCCACCGCCCTAGTTATCAGGGGGTGGGGCTATTTTTTAAAAAATGGGGTGGTATGCGAACGCTAGTGAGCGTACTTGTATATAGACTTCAACGATAGCGATATGCCGTTCTCTAGCAGCCTCCTTTGTATCTCTGCCTTTGGAACATTATTCTGGCTGTACGCTTTGATTAGTTCTATACCTACGTTTGACTTCTTGACGTACACTCTTTTCTTGGCTATCTCTGCCATTAGTATTTTAGCTTTATTTGGGTCTTGCATTTCAGGATTGCCTAGCGAGCTGATTATGCGTCCGTTCTTTGTTACATGGAATCCGTTCTTCTGTATACGAACCTTGATTGAGTTTAGTCCTGCTGCTGTTCTCTCTGATATCATTACTCTCTCTCTTTCTGCCATAGAGCCGAACAGGTGGATTGAGAAGTTGTCCATCTCTGGTGCATCAGCACACTTGAATTGTACCTTACTATCCATTAGGTTTGCTATGAAACTAATGCTACGAGACAGTCTATCTAACTTTGCCACGAGTAGTATTGCCTTCTTCTCCTTGCACAAATTTATTGCCTCTCTTAATTTAGGTCTATCGCTCTTCTTTCCTGACTCAATTTCAGTAAATGTTGCTACTACTATCCCCTTGTTTGTGATTGGTAATACCATTTGTTCTTGTGCCTCTAGTCCTAGTCCGCTATTGGCTTGCTTGTCTGTTGATACCCTGAAGTATGTGACGTAATTGTTGGTAGTTGTACTCATTTTCAGTTCCATTTTTGATTATACATTTTTCTCATATTCTCAAGCAGTTGCTCTTGGGTTTTTATGTACCCCATATCTATAGCGAATGCAAGCTTACCTTCTATTGTCTTCAACTCTTCCAATTGTTTAGCAGTAGCTAAGTTTCTTAAACCTGTTTCGTGTTTGTTAAATACTATCCAATTAAGTCCTTTTGCTATTGATATATAATCAGGATTGTTAAATCTAGTTATCGCCTTTGACAGGTCTCTGTAAAAATTACCTGCCTCAATCCTGTTTATAATTAGCGAGTCTGTCAACCATCCTATAACCTCTGCCTTAAATATAGGATTTAAGTCCATGGCTACCATAACAAAGATGTACGGATTTACCCATACTGCTCTTGTATCTCTAGCTCCAGTTGTCTTATAAACTCCTAGTGTCTTCATGTACTTTGCAAAGCCCTGTTTTTCAATGTTCTCTATAAAACTACACATAGGTATTTTTATAACGCCTTGCTTCTCAAGTAAGTAATAAAGAACTTCTATATTGTCTGTCATTATCCTTGCTACATTCTTTTCTACCCAGCCGTTTTTTACCCTAGATACTGTGTAGGCTTCTTGAAGGTCTGACAAACTAAGAAAACCTTTTTGAGTTTGCTGCCTGATTTTAGTTCCGAATAGATTTCTATCTTCCGAAATGATTATTATGTTTGACTTCATAAGTGCAAATGTATATAAATATTTATAACAAACAAGTTTTATCGTAAAATAAAAAAACCCTAGCAAATTAATAATAGGGCTACTTGTACTTTTTTACAATAACTTTACCATCGGGACTAACACTCCTTTGCTTGTGTTGTTATCTCCTCCTAATGTATATTTTTGATTGTTTTTCAGAAAGCACTCTCTGACTACCTCCTTTATAATCTTTGTTGGGACTATAATAGCAGTGCCATGCGCCTCTATTCTGTATATCCAAATGTCTGCGGTGGTAACAGATATTCCACTTGGCTTGCCTCTTGAAAATACTTCTATAAATAGGTTACCAGTCTTATGAGCCATTCTATCGCTCTTAACCTCTACCTTAAATGCTCCAGTAAATATTCCCTTTACCCAGTCTTCTGCCTCTTCGCCAAAAGCTAAGTCGTATGTAAATGAGTTTGAGTGCTTCATATTATTTTCTATCTAAAGTTATGTTTTATATTTCAGATATCAGGTTTAAGCTGATATGCTTGCTAAAATACCTAAAATATACCTTTCAGATGCCACTTTTGTGTAAAAATAGCACAAATACGGTACTTAAAATGTGATTTTTTCACATTTGCCTGTCTAAAGATATATTCTTACAGAACCTAATTTCACGATTGCTAAGAGTCCAAATCTCTCCATTATCCATAGCGCAGGTAAATAGCAAGTCATGTTCTTGTGAGTAATCTATAACAAGGAAGGCATAGCCCTCCATGTTATCAGACACTCTAAATACTGGAATCATTGGATTTAACTGTAATATCATCTGTTTGTTATTTTGTACAATTTACTTGGTTTTGTCTGACATATCATACACGTTACTACTGTAACTACTAGTTATTGAATGATTTGTAACGCAATTTGGTCACTTTTATTGCCAATTTTTGTGACGAGTTACCTCAAGAATACTTTAATAGTCCTACCACCATCTTGATACTGAACTTGAATCTCTTGGAAGTCATTTAACTCCTTGAACATACTTAATATCCTACCTATAGGCTTATCATTGCCTGCGTGATTTATAACCTCAAACCTTGTTACTTCTACTTCTTTTTTGTTTTCTTTTTCCATTTTATTTATTTGTTGTTAAGTACTGATGTAATAATCCTGCTATAGACTCTACTAGTTGTTCATTCATCCAATCTGGGTTTCCACTATGGTAAAGTATGCAATGTGCTAGCTCATGGCAAAAAGTCGATTCGACTATGCTCTGCTTGTACTTTCTCCAGCCTTTCTCTCCCTTATACTTGCTTGCTATTATGATTATGTTGTCATAAGATATAAATCTTCCAAAGCATTCGTTCTCAGCACAGTACTTGTTATCGTACTTTACTACTATTGTTTGCCCTAGCATATTGAAGGAGGAAGGTATAATCATTATTGTAAGAATGCTTTCTTCATCTCCTCTAATAGTTCTGCTCTCTGTTCATCTGTCATTGGAGCTGCTGGCTCGTAATCCTTTTTGCTCATTTTCAGTTCTTCGCAATAAGCCCACAACTCTTCATCATTATTTAATATTGCCTTATTATCCTTATCCCAAGCCCATTCATTATTATGGTCTTTCAAATCGTAAAGGTAAGAAGAAATCCATTCTGCTGCCTCTTCTCCATAATAACACTTCATCATCATCTCTATGACATTGATATACTCGTCCGTTACGCCAGTTACATCTACCATTGGGTACAGCACATTAACAACTGCATCTGCCTTTCTTATCCTATCAAGGATACTTTTAAATACTTCTACTTTCATAATTTATTTGTTAAATGTTTCTGTTAAATATCTTTCGTATGCTTTTTGAACTTTATTTTCTTCCATTCCTGAGTACCATATTGCGAAATGAAACATTCTTTCCTTCTCCATTTCTTCAGCCTGCTTCAATATAGCATACCAAGTTAATTTGTCCTTTGGCTTATCCCATAATTTCTTGAATAGCCACTCTGTTGATGTTTGTTTGCTCATTTTATTTATTATTGTATAAAGTTTTCGTTAAAAAAATTCTCACAGTCCTCTTCTGTGTTTAATCCTCCCTCATCGTAAGTTCCCTGTGCATACGAGTTTATTAAGCATTGCTTCTCTAATATCAAGAATCTCTGGAACTCTGTATTTAAGTCATTACCTATAAAGTGCCTATTTACTCTCATGTAATCTATTAGCTGTGATACTGCTGTCTTTACCATTACATTTATTATTTATTTAATTTCTTAAAATACCTTCTTGCTGATAGTAGGCATAATAATTTTTCAACATTTGGTTTTATTCCTATTTCTGGAAAAACTTCCATCATTACCTTAATTGCTCTTGTTGTTTCTTTTCTTGTGTATGTTGTCATTTTGTTTCTATGCTCTCTGCTAATTCTAATAAGTAATTGTCTATTGTTTCTTGATGAAAAGTCATACCTATCAGCATTGCGTTTACTGCGTTGTATATTTCTTCTAGTCCTACAGAGTCGCTCATTGTTGCACTATATTCAGCACCATTTGACTCGAATGTTATTTTTAATTTTCCTTTTTCCATCATATATTTATATTTCTTTTAAAAACTTCTATCCAAATATTTAGCCAACCAAATTGAATGTCAATAATTCCATAATAATTTGAATATTTCATTCCTTTAAATACTCTGAACATAATGCCAAAGTCTGACCAATCCCATATATAATTTATTTTCATATTTTTAATTTTATTACTTCTTTTATAAACTCTGGTGATATCCATTTGTTAATTGCTACATAGTACTCGAATCCATCTTTATAGGCTAACACAGTTTCTTCTTTTCCTTCAAATTCAGTTCTTACTTCATACTGATTATCAGGGTCATAACGTAAGTTAAACTTAATAGCATCCTCGTTATTCTTTTCTATAGCGTGTTGCATAGATGGATTCCTATTCACCCATTCGTGTAATCTTGCTCTTTCTTCTGTCGTAAGTTCGTGGTAGTACTCGTTTATTACATTATCCCAGAACATTGCTCTTGCTATAGGTCTTGGCGGTATACACGCCTCTACGAGGAACGAAAATTCAAAGAAGTCAATCTTAAACCTTTGTTTGTTTTTCTTTGCCATTATAATTTATCTCCTTTTTCATTTTCAGGAAAGCTATCATAGAATTTTTTTACATATAATAGTCTATAGTTTCTTTGCACTTCTTCTACATCCCACTCTTTATTCTCCTCAACTATTCTGTCGTATTCTTTTTGTGATATGATTCTCTTAAGTGCTTCTTCTCTGCTTGTTGTTTTTGCCATATGATTATTTTTTATTTTTTATCTACTTACTACAACCCCATTATGCAAAAGTGTTACCTGACAAGGTACTTCCACATTCTCTATTTGTTTGTGCCTCTTTCTTAACCTTTTGCAGTAATGCTCGTAACTCCACTGACAACTTTTTTCTTTTTTATTATAAGCTTCCCACTTGTAAATCAAACCTTTAGCGCATTTATTAGTTAAGTCGTACACTATATCGCTGATGCTGAAGTAGTAATGCTCAAAGTACTTGACTACATCTCCTGATTGCTGTGCCATATTGTAGTCAAAATTAATTTTTTGCTTCTTTATAAACTCTTCTATATATCCTGTGCAGATGCGCTCGTATTGAAAGTTTAATGTGGATATGGTTTCTTTGCGTGTCATAATTAAAAGATATAATCGTGATTACTAATTTGTCCGTTAATATAATAGTTTCTAAAGGTAAAGCCACTCATACTGTTCTGGAAGTTAGTCTTAACCCAATTACTAGGTGGAGCAAAGCTAGGGAAATTATGGTATTGAAACTTGGTACTACAAGATTTATCTATCAACAATTGGTGACTATCTCCTTTATCAAACTCTATAACAACACCTTTCTTAGATAAGTAATTTTGGTCAATAAAATGAGAAATAGTCTTGATAATTTTGTCAGTAATCTGTGGTTTCATTCCAAACTTCATAGTTCCACCATCCTTGCCATGACACTCAATTATACAGAACTTATCCATGACCATATAGTAATCCATAAATTTGCGTTGTATGTTAATTATCACGTTATTAGGATATTTAAGTTCTATATAAGTCTTAAATGCCGAGTTAACTATATAAGAGAAAGCTCCAGAGTGATTATCATCGGTAATATTATTACAAACAATTTTATTGTAAAAAGGAATTAAGCTATCAATCATTCTTATTTTAAATCTAAGAGCCACGTCAAAAGATTTTTGATTGTCCATATTCTGTGGCAAGTGATGTTCTCTTCTTATTGTCATGCCGTCCCAACCGTCCATAAAGTCTCCTAAGTCACTGATATACAGAGTATCAAACTTTTTGTGGTTTAATATCCAATCAACAGCTATTTTAAGTCTCATATTCAATTCTTCTTCATCCCACTTGCCTTCGTATAATGCAAAACCATCCTTATTAACACACATACCAACGTGAACATCAGTATAAATAAACCTGTCAAAGCCATGAAGACTATCGAGTGAAGGTTCTAATATAATAGGCTCTATCTTATCTTTGAATATTGATAGAAAATCTATTTCCTTAAAATCTATCTCACCTTCCTCTGGTTTTATATAATTAGGGTTCTTTACAAATACTGAGAAGTCTTTATTTCTTTTATCCCAATAATGAGGGACATCTTGACTAGCCATATTTACAGCTTCAGATACTTCAAAATCTCCTTCGTGATTATCTAATATCCTTTTCTTATGTCTGTATATATACTTCCTGAATTCTCTTAGCTCATTAAAACTTAAAGTAAAATTTAGTTTCTGACAAACCTGTCTTGCAATTTCGGTATCTGATTCTAAATTTTTTTCAAGAATAACTTCTTTAATTACCTCCTCGTAAATTGCCCACCTCGATACTTTATTGTTTGCCATATATGTTTTTATTATAATCCAAATAAGTTTTTAATATTATCTAATACATCATCTTCAAAAATATTAGATTTAGTAATATCTTCTACGCTAATATAATTAAGTCTGTCATTTACTTTTTTTTTAGCATCTTCTATATTATAAGCTCTAACCTTGGTGGTCATCTTTCTGCCGTAAAACTCAAAACGTAATATGTAGTCTTTCATATTTTTCTGTAATTTATTTTGCAAATATATTTCATAAAATGAGAAAAACAAATTATTTATTTATTATTTTAAATTATTATTGTTTTGACTTATATATTGGCTAAATATTGTTTTTATATTCTGTATTAGATAATATATTGTCGAGTAAATTTTAATTGGCTGATTTTCATTAATTATTAAAAATAAAGCTTGCGTGTTTAAAATGCTAAACTACATTTGCGACATGGAAAACATAGAAAATTATAAGAGCGTATTAGAATACGCCAAGGAAAAGAGTATAAGCGTTCAAGCTGTATACCAAGCAATCTCAAGAAAAACCTTAGATTTTATTAAGCTAGGGAAAACTATTTTAGTAAAGGTTAAATAAAAAATCAAATCATGGCGGAGAACAAAAAATCATTTATTGCATATTCTGATTGGCATGGAATGTTCCACGCACTTCCAGATGAAGTTGCAGGCAAATTAATTAAACATATATTCTCTTATGTAAATGACGAGAATCCTTCTAGCGAAGATTTTATTATAAATGCTTTATTTGAGCAGATAAAAGCAACTCTTAAAAGGGATTTAATCAAATGGGATAAAGAGCGTAGCCAAAGAAGCGATGCTGGTAAAAAAAGTGCTGAATCTAGGTTAGCGAAATCCAACGAGCGTCCAACGGAAGATAACGAGCGTCAACGAAATTCAACTGTAAGTGTAAGTGTAAGTGATAATGAAATAGTAAATACCGATAAATCGGATATTATAAACTGGACTGAGCTTTTAAAGTTCTTTAATTCTAAAACTAATAAAAACTGCAAGGTTATACCAACAAAAGCTAAAACTGCTTTTACTGCTAGACTAAAAGAAGGTTACAGTAAACAAGATTTTGCTACAGCTATACAGAACTGTGCAGCTGACGAGTTTCACATAAACAACCCTCACCATCTAACTCTAGAGTTTATAAGCAGACAGGATAAACTAGATAAATACTTAAATATTGGAGATAAACCTAAAAACTCAGAAAAACAAAACCCTAAAAACCTAAGAGTAGTAATATGAAAGTTAAAAGAATTAACGATGTAACAGAACAACTGTTTGACTTACACAAAAACAATACATCAAACTTACTAAGCACTGGTTTTAAAACTTTAGACGATTACTATCAGGTAAGACCTAGTAACACTACCATCATTTACGGATATCCTAGTGCAGGTAAGAGTGAGTTTGCTATGCAATTACTTATAGGACTTACAGTTAAGTACGGAAAGAAGCATTTAATCTATACACCTGAGACAGGAACAGCTGAGGAGATATTCTCTGAGATAGCACACGCACTAACAGGTAAAAGCTTTGACAAAAGATTCCCTAATTACATTACAGAGGCAGAAATTTATAGGGTACAGCCTTTTATTCAAGAACATTTTGCAGTTATTGAGGACGATGGTGTAAACGGACTAAGCTTAGACAATTATTTTGAGTTAGCTAGAGAAGTAAAGAGAGATAGGGGATTAGATTGTACTTTGCTAGATAACTTTAACGATTTAGAACACAGTGCATCAGACTTAGCTAATATCGCATCGTACTTACCTGTCTTTCTTCCTAAATGGAATAAGTTTTCTAAGATAGAGAACCTACATTCTTTTATGATATGTCACGCAAGAAATCCTACAGGTGTTAAATCAGGAGAATTGCCAAAAGCACCTAGTGTATTTGAAATAAACGGAGGTCAGGCTTGGTATGCAAAGGCTCAGAGCTTAATTTGCGTTGATAGACCCTACGAGGAGATAAACGGACTCATGCAACAGTCTAATACGGCAAACATTGATGTCAAGAAGATTAAACCTAAGATTGTAGGCAAGAAAGGATTAGTTCCTTTGGAGTTTGAGTTCAGCAAGAAGTGCTATAATGAGACAGTTGATGGTCGCATACTTAGGATTGACACTGGATTTAAGAATTCTTATCAAGTTCCAGAAGAAACTAAAAAGAAGATAGGCGAGAAGATAGCCACACAAGCAAGTTTTGATTTACCAGAAGATTACACACCTTTTTAAATATGGAAATAGAAGAATATAAAGAAATACAGAAGATTAGAACAGAAGAGTATAAGTTAATGGTCAAAAAAGTTGACGAGTACTTTGCCTTATTCTCAATAAATAACAGGAATGCTGAGCTATACGCAGAATTTTGGGAGTTCTATACTTTCATAGAGGAATTTGAGCTAAAAGCTATAAAATCACAGGGTAAACAAAAGGAAAATGCATTAGAACACTTAAAGATGCTTTATCGTATGCAACAGTTTAACGCAAAGGTGTTTGCTAGATTTAATTACGAGAATGTAATACTAAGTGCCAAGGCTAAAAGACTACAAAAGGAGCAATTTATATTTCTAAATGAAATTAAAGAATTAAAAGAACAAATAGAACTTACAGAAAAAATAAATAATCTATAAAAAACATGAAAAAAAATCTAAATTACAAAGAATGCTCGTTCATATTGAACAGGAGTGAGGAGTATTGTCAAGGTCTTATGATGAAGGAGAATGGCAAGATGGGAATTCAAAAAGAATTGACCCCAAAAGAATTTAAAGAAGAGGCTGCATCTTGGTCAATATCAGTTGAAAGACTATCAGAGATAACAAAGATAGATGTAGCTCATTTACTAGAAGATATTAATAAAAACTTCTTCAGAAACGAGATTTGTGTAGAATATTTGATAAAGAAAGTAAATCAAAAGTTTAAGCCTAATGCCAAGACTGGTGCATATCCTATATCGATAGTTATTCCTGAAGAAATTACAGCACTTATGAACGAGGAAAATCAAAAGAAGTGCATAAAGGTATTAGAAGAAAGAGTAAGTAAAAATGTTAATTTTAAACTAGTAAATAAAAATATATGATAGACAAAATAATAGGAACAGTTTTTTATGATGGGCTAAACTATATGGTAATAGACCCATATTGCGGTTTAATATGTATAAATCAAAAAGATGCAAAACAATTTAAGAATAGAGATACTATATCTTATGAACGAAAAACTTGTTGGCTTGATAACAAAAAAGGAAAAACAATAGGATGGGAAAAATTTGCATATCAACCAAAATTAATAATAAAATAAAAATATATGATAACTAAATCACAATGGGCAGCAATGCCACAAGAAGAAAAAGATAACATCATGACTAATGTCAGAATTTCAATTATTGGTTTGCACGCAACCTTAAATGCAGCCAAACACTACAAAGATTTTATCAAGGAGTACGAGGTTGGAATAAGTAATAAAAAGACTGTCAAGGTTTTAAAGGACGGATTTATTAGTTTAGAGTATTTATTGTCGTTTATTGATAGTGCTTTTAAGGTGAGCAAAGAAGTTAAGAAGGAAGATATGGATGCTGAGGAAGAGTTCACCTATAAGATTCTTGAGAACTTAGAAAACGAGTGCTTCCAGTTTGTTAATCACGAGATGGGTTTTAATATGATTAGAAAAGCTTTAGGATAATGGAAATTAGAATACTTAAACAGGGCGTTTACGAGACCGACAAAGGAGAAAAGATAAAGATTATTGAAATATGGTATGGGGCTAATCCTCGTATCGTATTCCAAATAGGCGATACAGTTTACACTAGAAGTAGGGAAATATTTGAGGAAGGAATTAGAAATAATAAAATAATTAAAAAACTTTTTTGAAATGAGAAAAATATTTCTATCTTCGCACTCGATTGTTGGGTCTGATTAACCCGAGTTTTTCATGTGATTCTTAAAAAAGCCTAGTAGTAATATTGGGCTTTTTTTTTGTTTGATTATATATTACATTTGCATAATAAAAAATAATTTAAAACAATATTTTTATGATACCACAAATAATAGGAGCAGGATTACAAGCGTACAATATGTACAATTCTTGGCAAGACAAGAATAAGGCAGAAGCAGCAGCTGCTCAATTAGATAGACAGCCAGTTCCTCAATATACCCCAAATTCAAGATTAAATAGTTTCTATCAGCAAGCAGTTGCTGGTGTTGCTAGCCCACAAGGATACACAGGAGCAGAAACAGCAGGATACAACTCTCGTTTAGCTCAAATAATAGCCTCTAGAAATGCTAATGCTCAGAATATGGGTGGCGGTGGAATAGGAAGAGCTGTTGGAGCTATGGGTAACGCTGAAGCCTTAAATTCTTTAAATCAATTCAGCGGTAACGATGCTGCTTTAAGAAGAAGTGCATTTAACGCTGCTATGGGTAGACAGCAAAGTGCTATGGGTCAGTACCAGAGCCTTGATAACATGAACACTCAAACAGCCTTACAAAGAAGATTAATGAAGGAGCAAGGTTTAGGTCAAGCTATTCAAAGTAATAAGGCTATGATAAGCAATAGTTTAAATAATCTGGGCGGAGATTTAATGGGATACGGTATGACTAAAGACCTTATGGCACAAAGATTGGCTGGAGCAAATCCTACAGCTACAGCAGGAATGCCTAGTGCTGATTTAGCTAAAACCTACTACGGAGCAGGAGGAAAATTAGGTTTAAGCAATAGATTTAGCAACTACGCACAAAATGCGGTTGATAATTCAATGCAACCATTAACATCTCAGGGTGCAATAACAAATAATCAAACATTTTCATTAGGTAATAGGAATCCAGCATTTTCAAGTGCTTTTAACAATCCGACAATACTTTCGGGAGGAAGATTAGCAAGACAAGGAGGGATAGAAGGTAATCCTGTAACTTCTTTTGGGAATAACGGATTTTTTAATAGCATGAGGAATGACGTAATTCCTTCTAGTAGAAGTATGTACGCACAAGATATTATAAATAATCCAATAGGAAGAAACTATAATAGAAGTTATAACGAATATAATATAGACTAATGGAAGATACTATAGGATTAGCAGGAAGCTTAGGCTTAATAAATAAGGGAAGCGCAGCTTTTGGCGGTAATGTGTTGACAAGAGCTTCTGACAAGGCACTTCAAATGGATGCAGCCGAAAAAAAGGCTGAGGCATTAAGATTAGCTAAACAGGCTCAGGAAGAGAAAGTGTTAGCTGGCAGAATGAAAGTTGGAGGTAAGTTTGATGAGTTAGCCAGAAAAGATGTAGAGAAGAGCACTAATGATATGCTTATGAATAAAGGATATTTAGACCCTCAAAAGCTTGCTACATACAATTTAGATATGGGAAGATACGAGGAGGCAACTAAAGAGAGAGCTGCTGCTAAAGAGATTCTAAGCAAGAATAAATATTTAATACCAGAAGCAGATAGCAAGGCATTTCAAACTCACGATATTCCGTATTTAGCAGAAAGAGCAAAAGACCCTACAAGCGGAATTACTCCAGACCCTAATTTACCAAATGTATATCGTTTAGCTACTGAGAAGCTAATTCCTAAAATTGATGTAGGAGAAGCTCTTAAAAAATCCAAAAGCCTTCTTTCAGAAGGAGATTATGATTATGGCAAAAAGACAACAGTAAACGTAAATGGCAAGGTAAAAGTTCAAGTTCCTCTAAAAGCACAATCTTTAATTAATGCTGGGCAAATATTTTTACAGGACGAGATTAATTATAAAAACTTTGCAGACGCTTATAAACCAGATATATTAAAAGTTATGCAAGCTAATCCAGCTATGGAAGAGCCTACAGCTGCTTTAAAAGTATATACTGATAAGTTATCTCAAATAGGTAAAATAGAGAGAGATGTTACGCCTAGCAAAGGAGTAGTTATAAACAATACCTTTACATCAAGCGGAAAGGGAAGTTTTGAAAATAAAAATATAAGAATAACTGAAGTTGAGCCAACACCAACAATTAAGCAAGGAGAATACCTTTATACTTATATTGGTAAAAAACCAGATGTAATAAACTTAAACGTAGGTGGAAAAGACGATACCATTAAGAAATTTAAAGATGTTACTTATGTGGGCAAAATAGATAATAACAAGGGATATGTTCTAGGAACTAGAAAAGCTACTTTAAAAGAAATGGAAAGCCCAGAATTTACCGCTCATTTGCAAAATGGCGGAACTACGGATAATTTCCCTGCAAAAGTAGAAGTGCCTTTATCTGTTATTAAAGGTGTTCTTCAAATAGATGAGGATACTTGGAATAAAATGAATTCTGTAGGCGGTAATTCTAAGCCAGCGGTAAAGGCATCAGCAAATGCAGTTAAAGTAATGAATCCAGTAAAAAATCCGTTAATTACAAAAAAAGGAAGATAATTATGCCAGAAGGAATAGACAAGGGATTATTAGAAGAATACATAGCAACTGCAAATAGCGGTAAATACAAATCAATGGCAGAAGTTAATGCCAAATTTCCAGAGCTAAAAGACTACAGCCCAGATTTATTAGAGGAGTATGTTGCCACTGCAAATAGTGGTAAATATAAGACTCTTGACGAAGTAAATTCAAAATTTCCAGAATTTTCAACATCAAAAACTCCTGCTGTTCCATCGTTCTCAACAGATATGTCAAATACAAATACATTACCTGTAATGAAGAACTCTCCTCTACAGGCAAATGTAGACAAACCTGTAAAAGTAGTAGCACCGACATACATTGACCCTACAAAAGTTTTAAAAACTAAAGACGTTGTAGATATAAATGCAGAAAAAGCTCCAAAGACAATGGCTCAAATTGACGAGGAGAGCAGGATTACTATGCAGAACAGAAATATCTTTACGCTTACGCAGAGAGGTTTAGACGAAAGTATTGAATACCAAAACTTATTAGTAAAAAAACTGGCAAAGGAATTAGGCTACACTGACGACAATTCCTTAAAAGGAACTACTGCTGTTCAAAAGTTAGCTAATGACAGACAAGAAGGATGGAAAGAAGATTATTTAGAACCAGAAGAACTAGCTCAAGTAAGAGCTTTTGAAGACTACGAAGTATTTAAAGAACAAGGGAGAGAAAAAGAATCAAACGAGGCTTTACAAAAATATTTAAACAGCAGGACTGAGTACAGAAAAAAAATAGACAACGATATAGTAGATTTAAAAGGAGAACTGGTTTCAGCAGAAGGTGATGATGCAGTATTAATAAGGGCAACCATTGCCGAGCTAGAGGCTAAAAAACTTCCTTTTTATGACCCTAAAAAGCAGATGGAATCATTTTTAACAGAAAATGAGACAGATGTAGCAGCAGTGTCTAAACCTACAGAGACGGCTCAAGAAAAATTAAAAAAATATATACTTGCACAAGATAATCTTGTAACTAATTTAAGAAATAGACTTGGAATTACTGGTAAAAACAATAGCTTTCAAAGGTTTACAGATGAATGGAAAGTACTACAAGGAGACAGAAGACAAAAAGATGATTTAGAACTTCTTCATAATACAGAATTAAAAATAAAGAATGCTGTTCAGATACTTGAATTAAATAGAACCCCTTTAGACAAAGACAGTGCGTGGGGCGTACTTGCTAAAGAATTTGTTGGAGAACTGATTCCTATGAAGAAAGGTTTTAGTGGAGTAGACAATACGATAGCTGCAAATATTGGCAGTATAGTTAGGGACGCAGATATAACGTATGCCGCAAATGAAAAGCAAGTACAAACAGCTGAATTTGCTAGTAATCAATATCAGTTTGGTAGTGCAAAGTGGGTTTCTCAAAATTTAGCCCCAACACTAGCTATTATGGTCGAAATGATACCAGCGACATTGCTTACGGAAGGCTTAGGGTCGACTGGATATTTATCAAGACTAAGTAGACCTTTAAAGATTTTAGCAGAAAGAGGTAGCCTAGGTAAAGCTGGAGGAACTTTTTTTAAAGTAATACAGGCAAATAAATATGGTCGTGGTTTATTAAAAGCTGCCGCCAGTGGTGTTAATTACGGTATAGAAAGTCAAGCAGTTACAATGCTTGCTCCTCAATTAAAAGATGAGATGGGCTTTTCTAATGGTTTATTTGCAGGGACTGTTGGTTCGATAGCTGGTCAGCTTACTGGTAAGGTAATGGAGACTAGTTTAAAGTCTATCGCTACATTATTTGGCAATAAAGCTCCACAGGCAATTGCTGCAATAGAAAAATACGGTTCGGTAATAGCTAAAGCTAAAGAATTTAGTAATACAGTTGCAGGGGAAACTGTTGAGGAGTATGGAGAGCAATTAATGAGTATATATAAAGAAAGTGATAACTATAAAAACTTTATATATAATCTTAAGAAGCACTACGAGACCACTGACGCTTTAGAAGAGTTTGCTACTATATTAATGATGTCGGTAGGAGCTCCAGCAGGTAGCACTTTAGGCAAAAGTTTATTTAGTGCAAGTAAAAAAGCATATAATAACCTTAGCAGAAAAGAAAGAGAAACAGCTAGTAGAATGGCGGATGAAATTCATAATGAAGTTAATCTAGCTATGGATGATGCCGCTAATCAAACTATAAGAGACGAAAATATACAAGTTCCAACTAGAAGTAATGAAGAGCAAGACAACGCTATTCTTCAAAAGCAAAAAGATTTAAAACTTCCTACAGCTCCTGAAGTAGTATTATCTGATGTTAGTAAGGCTGCCATGGCTAAAATGGAGGGTGGAGAAGCTCTGACTATTGAGGAGCTAAAAGAACTTAGTAATGAGCTTTATCAAAGATATAACGGTATATCAGCAACAAAAGACCAAGATAATAGACAGTTTACTACAGAACAAATAAACGAAACTTTAATCAAGCTAGAAAATAATATTACTTTATTAGAAAATAGTAAAAATAAATTAGAAGAGTCTGGAGAGGCTAGTATTGTTGTAAATCCAAATGAGGCAGTTACACAGGACGCTAAACCTGTAACAAGTACACCTAATACTAAATTTTATCAAGGTGTTGATTTTAGAGCACAAACAGGGTTACCTAACGGTGACTACACAGAAGAACAAGTAAAGGCAGCTAGAGAGGCTAAATTAAAGAAAGAAGGCGTAACGCCAGCAGAAATAGAAACAATAAATGCAGAAGAAGAAATTATACCAGCAACTGAAACCCCTGCTGCACCAATTAGCGGTGTTAGTGGTGAGGTACAGGCATCTGGTGATGTAGAACAAACAACAGCTAGCGAGAATGAGGTTAAAGCCGAAGAGATAAGAAACAAACTAGATAAACTTACAGAAGGATTTGTAAATGATGGCAAAACTGAAAAAGAAGCAGAAGACTTAGCTTTTAAATCTATATCAGAAGAAGAAAAGCAAGTATTAAGAGATAGTTATAACGAATCAAGAAACCAACCAAAAACTAAACAAAATGATAAAGAAAACGGAACAGGGGTACAAAGTAACATCGGAGAAGGGCAAGAACCTATCAAAACCCAACCTATCGAAACCACAGGCGGAGAAAAGATTGAAGCAAGTGGAAATGTTCAAGCATCTGAAGAAGAAGTAGTTAAACCAATAGCAGACCAAATAGAAGAGTTAAGGGTTAAAGAGAAGGCAGAGTATGATGCTATGCCTAATCAAAAAGACGATGCTAAAAGAGAAAAGATTTATGAAAAGTACAACGCCTTAATCACTCCTTTACTAGAACAGCAAAAAGAAGAAATTAAGCAGGCTGAAAAAACCACAAGTGTGTATGTAGCTCCTTTTTACGATGCAACTGTCAAGGATATTAAAGAGGTTAAAGATATAGAAAAGTCTCCAGCGTATAAGAAATACATAGAAACCATGTATTCTGCGGCAGAAGCTCTTGGAATTAAAATAAAGAAAACCGTTGGAAACCTAGGTAAATACACTCACGATACAACAGGAATAGAAATAAGTGAAATATCAACTTTAGTAGAATTAGAGACAGACGATATAGAAAAAGCTACAGAATTTGCTGTATTAATGGGAGCACTTGCTCCTGAGGTTCAAGAGTCTACAATTTCGGCACAGGTTTTGAGTGAAGATGAAATAACTCCAGATAGACATACAGCTGATTTCCATAACATAAAAGTTGACAATATAAAAGAAGCAGTAGAAATAGCAGCTTTATCAGGACTAGACCACACCATAATAGTAGCTGATAATGTTATTCAAATAATATCGTTTAAATACTGGAGTGTTGAAGAAAATGACGAATTTGACCAAAAAGTAGAAAATTTAATACAAAAATTAAAAGAAAAAGGAATAAATTATGAAACAAACACAAAAGCAGTTGAATCAAGATTCATTACAGCCAGCCCCTCAGAATTCACCCCTTATAACAGAGAGGACATCATCAGAAGAATGGAAGAAAAGGTCGGCAAGAACGATGGAGATACTGGGCTCGAAAAGGGACTTCTCAGACGCAGGCAAATGCTTCGTGATGCCATTCAAAATGCGAAGATAAGAAACAATGAATTTCTAAGACAGGAAAAGCTTGCTTCGGAAAGAGCCGAGTATGGCAAACTCAGAACAAAGCAAATTGAGCTAGAGAAAAATGGAGAAAGGCTATCAGACGAGGAAGTTAAAAGATTTACCGAGCTTCTTAATATCCTTATCCCTTCTACTCAAGAAACCATTAGAAATGCATCAGAAGACTACGAAGAGGCAAGAAAAGAACTTGAAAAAGTTGCCGCTAAGGTGATAGGCGACTTAGGTTTTTTATCTACTTTTGGAATTAAAAGAGCCGAAAGAGCTGCTACTAAGATACTTAGATGGTATAAAGGTAAGGCACAATGGCTTGGTGATGGTGCTAGAACAAACTTAATTGCTTACAATGAGAAGGACGTAATGGTTCTTTATAAAAAATTACAAGCACAGTTTAAGGGCGGTATAATAAGACTTGAAAAAGACCCTACTGAATTAGGATACCCTAAAAAACTTCTTGAGGTAAGAACCTCAAACGGTAAAATCGCTGAGTTTCAAGTAATGACACCTGAAGGCTATTTAGCCAAGGATGGTATTAATGGTTTTCCAGAAGAAAAAAGAGATTTTGCTGCTAAAGAGTTAGCTAAAATACAAAAAAGATTAGGTTGGTTAATACCAGATGGTGTTGGACATTATTTTTACGAGATAGAAAGAGATTTTAATGTACCTACAGACCTAAGAGAAAGAGCCAAGGCTATTAGTTTAAAATACTACAATGCATTCCTTAAAGCTGATTCAAAGTATACTGAAAAAGAATTTTTAGATGAGATTTCTCAGTTTAAGAAAGATGTTGATGCTGCTGATAAGACAAATTGGGACAAGGGTAATAATGGAATATCTCCAGTAACTGTTAATGACTTTATAGAAGATACAAATAATCAATACGAGCCTATAACAGTATCAGACACTAGTCACGATACATTTACCAAGGACAATGCTATAGACTACGAAGAAGATGAAAAGGAAGGTGATAACGGACGTTCTTATACCTATTTAGCATCGGTAACTGTAAGCTTAGTAGATGACGTTAGTGGCGAAACTATAGGAAGTATTACCAAACTAAAAGATGAGTATGGGGATGTTACTTGGAGTGCTGAGGATTCTGATGGTAGCGAAGTAGCTGACAATGTCGGCACTAAAAACGAGGCTCAAAGAGCTCTTGTAGAACAACATAACAAGCAAAAAGCAAAGGAGTTTAATAAAGAAAAAGCTAGGGGCATTAAGGAAAGAACTAAGCAAAGAGCTATAGAAGCAGAAAAAGCTGCAAAAGCTAAGGAAAAAGCTGAGAAAGAATCTGAAAAAGAAAAGGCTGAAAAAGAAAAAGCTGAAAAAGAAACTGAAAAAGCTAAACCAGAGCAAACTGAAAAAGAAAAGGCTAAAGAAAAAGCCAAAGAGGCTCTAAGAGCTAAAGCTGCTGCGGTTAATGCTGAGGTTGTTAGTGCCGCACAAAGAGTTCAGCAGGCTTTAGAGGCAACAGGAATAACTGTAGAAGTAATTGATAACGAGAAAGATTTCCAAGATAAACTTGATGCTGAAGGAGTTAAAAGAGATAGCTCAGTTGGAGCTAGCGGAGTATTTATATCTAAGTCAGGTAAAATATTTATTAACGCAAGCAAGGTTGATGCCAAGTGGGGTAGTGTAGATGTATGGCACGAGGGAACTCACCCTATTATTAACATAATAAGAAACACAAATCCTAAGTTATATAAGTCAATTATAGACGGACTAAACGAGCTAGTTGCTAGTAATCCTGAAATAGCTGCTGTTGTTGAGTGGGCACAAAGTAATTACGAAGGCGAAAACACTTTAGAGGATGAAACTATAACTGAAACCATAGCAAGAATAGCTAACGGAAATATAGACCTGTCAAAGATACCTACATCATTAAGAGACAAGATAATAGATTTCATTAACGGAATTGCCAAGTCTCTAGGATTAAAGCCCATGTTGAAAGGTTCTAATATCGCTACGTTCAAGAAGATGGCAAAAGAAATATCTGCCGCACTTAAAGAAGGTAAAGATATTAGTAGCATAGTTGGAATGGACAATGTTAAAAACTTTGAAAATTTAAGAAATGAAGACGGAAGTGATTTTGACCAATTTAAGATTTCAAATAAATTTAGAAATTTAATCAGTGGAATTACCTTTGAGTATGAATCTGATTCACAAAATTTTAAAGACTTAGTAAAGAAAGATAAGATTACAAATAATAAAGTACTAAGTGATTTTGAGGATATGTTCGTGATGCTCCATGTACCTGATAATGCGTTTACTGGTTTTATATATAAAGATGGAGAAATATTAGTTGAAGGCAAGGGAGGTGTTTATTTCCCAATTAAATTTAATAAGGAAGGGTATTTCTGGGCTTCAACAGAGGCTGGAGTAGATAAGCTTGTAGATGTATTAAACAAGACAAGAGCTGCTAATAAAGATAAAGATGGTAAGGTAAGACTTGCATTAATATCTTCTAGAGCTCAAAAAATAATGTCTTCAACAAATGCTTCAAATAATATGATTGAAATATTATTTTCTAAAGCATTTGACAAAAGAGCTAGACTAAGCGAGGCTCAAGTAAAGAGAGCTATATTTAATGCGTCAAATGAAATTCAGACATTATTTCAAGAAGATTATGATAAAAAAATAAAGGATTTAGAAAATAAAATAAAATCTGCTGACAATAAAATAAAGAAGAAGATAGAAGTTAGTAAAAACGAAAAAGAAAAACGCAGTGCAGAAAAAAGCTTAAAATCCGCAAAAGCAAGCGGTGCTGTGCAAGCTCCTGTATTTAATCTTAAAGAAAGTGCTGATTCTTACATGTCAAAACTAGCTATTTTTAACAATGTAGACAACTCTTCTTTTGAAGAAAGAAAACTTTTTAATGAACTTACTTTAAAAAATATTAGAGATTTAATAAATGAAGAAGACGATAGATTAAATAAAGGAGACAAAAAGAAAGAAAGACAAGTTGCTCAAGAAATCCTTACATTTTTAGGTCAGGGTAAAGAAAGCATTAAGTTTAAAACGTCTGGAGGAAGACTTTCTACAGCCAATTTAATTGCTGGGTTTTCTGATTTATTAGGAGAGCCTACGCTAAAAGGAGAAAATTCAAATAATATTTATGCTATACTAGAAATAGATACAGATGTAGAGAAGGTAAGAATAGATGATGCACATGGTTCTTATCCATTTGCAGTAAAAGGTAAAGAAGGTTCTAGTATTGTTTTGCATATATTGCAAGATAGAAGAAATTGGCAGCAAAGTGTGTTAGACCCTGAAACCAATAAGCCTATAGGTGAAGAGGAGATAATTGATGAAGAAACTGGAGAGCCTAAGACTTATGAAAAAAGAATAGCAGAAATACTGCCACCAACAGCTGGAATAACTTTTGAGCCTATAAAAATATCTACTAAGAGCCAACCTCAATTATCAAAAGGTAATAGAGGCAAGACAGGTAAGCCTATTAATTGGGAGCAATCAAAAGAAGGTAAGGGCGACCCTAGTATATCTTCAAGAAATTCAATAGTACAAGAAGCTGCTAAAAACTTAAAAGAAGGTAAAATTACAAACGAAGAGTACAGGGCAACAGCTTCAGAAAATAGCCCAATCAGAGCTATAACTAGATTTTTTAACCCAGCTACACTCCAAGAAATTAGAAATGCATTTGCTGCTGGTACAAAAAAAGATACAGAGGCGGAAAATATAAACAAGCCAGTTAAAGAAGGAACGAGAGTTGGATTAAGACTAGACATTCCAAGTTATAAGTTTAATAATACTTGGGTTGTTTCTATTCATGAGGGGTTTACAAAAGCTGGAAAAATTCTTTCATATAGCAATGTTGCTAAAATAAAAAATGTATCTTTTGAACCAGTTCCAGAAGCGGCATTAAACATAGCCACTGGTGATAAGACAAAATCTTCAGTAGCAAGAATGTATGGCGAATGGCAAAACATTCAAGGCGGAACAATGAAAGAGCGTGGTGAAAACGCCAAGAAAATGGTTCAGGATATTGTTAACGACCCTAACTATGTACAGGTTGGAATGAATCCATTTAGACAGTCTTATTTTTACGATAGAAGCAGCGATATTGGTAGACCAATAAAGTCGGCAGATGAAGTAATTCAAATTGGAGGTTTAGTATATGCTAAAAACCCTGTGTACGGCAACTGGACAGATGAGGCGTATAGAGTAAAAGGACTATTAGATGCAAATCAAAATCCTGTACAATTCTCAAAAGGAGGCAGAGATGTTCAGCCTGTTGTTGATATGATTAAAGAATCTCAGAACGAAGGTGAGTTAACTGACAAAGAAATAGCTGAAACTTTAGAAGATTATTTTCCTAAGGAAGATATTCAGGCGGCATTTGATTTAATAAATAACCCAACTGAAAATGAATCGCCAACTACTACCACAGAGCAAGCAGAGTTTACTCCAAACGTCAAAGACATAGAATCATTTAAGAAGATACTAGGAACTACAAGTGGCGCTATTAGAAACAAGAACATAGCTGAAGCTGTTAAAGTAAATCCTAAAGTTCAAGAAATCATGGATAACTTTGAAGAGCTAAAGAAACAATTGATGGCAAGCGTAGAGCTGACCGAAGATTGTAGTTGGTAATAAATATATAAAAACTTAAATTTGTACACATTATGAGTGAATACTATAAAATAAGTGACGAGGCTATGGAGATTATTTCTCCTTTAGCTGAAATAGAATTAGAACAGTCAACCTTCTATAATCAATTAGCTGTAACTGCTAATAGACTAGGATTTCTACGAGCACAAAAATATTTTAACCAAGAAGCTATAGAAGAGAAAGAACACTTTATGGGCTGGGTTGATTATATCTCTGGAAGGGGAAATGCTTACACTATTCCTGCTATTGGAGCAACTAAATGCAAGAGCAAGAGCTTGTATGAGCTAATAGAAATGGCATTAGCTAAAGAAACTGAGGTTAGTAAGTTATATGCAGAGCAAGGTATGAAGTTATTCAACGTAGACCAACTTGCATATCAGAAGTTAATTGGCTACTTACAAATTCAAAACGATGCGATAATATTCTACACTGACTTGTGTGCAGTATTTGAAGGACTAGATAAGAACGGTGAGATGAGTGCTGAGCATTCGTACTTCAAGAATAAATAATAAAAATATTAAGTCAAGGGATGTAGTGTTTAATGGCAGCACGCTGTTCTCGGACAGAAGATGGAATTCGATTTTCTGCTCCCTATGACTTTTGTCATTTGCTAATTAAAATAAAATAAGAATAAAAAACATGGCGTGTTTCGTAACATATAAAGGAAAGAGATATAGTGAGGCTGAATTCTTCGCATTGCTTTCAGCAGGTGAGTATGACAAACTAGTAGCTGACGGAAGTTTTGTTCCTAAAAAGATAACTTTGTCTACAGATGCACCTGCTCCAACAGGAGGCAAGATGAAAGAAAGAAGCCTTACAAAACAATTCTTAAAGGACAATCCTTCTTTACAAATGTCAGAAGGGGCTATAAATTACGAAGAGATATCTAATAAAAGCACTGTAAAAGAAGTAATAAATCTTATTGACGAAATGGGTTTAGATGCTGCTATATACGCTGTTAATGATTTTAAGAACGGAATGAATCTTAGGATTAGATTTACCATGGCACAGATAGCAATAAAGAAGCTTTCTGCTGAGGGAAGATTAGACGAGGCTAGTGATTTAAGAGAAAACTTAGTAGTTGCAGCTACAGAGGCTGGACAAGGCGTACAGGCATTTGCGATGTTTCCTGCACTTACGCCTGAAGGCGAACTAAGAAAGATGTTAAAGATGATTAACAACATTAACAAGAAGAGAGAGGAAAAAGACAAGAAGCTAAAGAAGATAAAAGAAAAGTTTAAAGAAGCTAACGAAGATGCTATAAACGAGGCTGTTGAAAACTTAGGAGGTAAGCCTTCTGAAAAAAGAAAGAAAGCAGCAAGAACATATGCTGACTACGGTACTAAGAATAAGGTAATTACAAAAGAAAAGTACGAGGAGATGAAAAAAGCCCTTGCTAATAAATCTTTTGGATTAGTATTGCCTGTTCAATTAATTCCTGTTGGTGTATATCATTTAGAGGCTGGCTCAAGAAAGTTTAAAGAATTTAGCGAGGCACTTATAGAAGATTTTGGCGACAAGGTAAAACCATATTTAGCTGACCTTTATAAGAAAGCAGCAAAAGAATTAGATATTCCTGCATCGGAAATAGATAGTGAAGCAACTATCTTACAGGAGAACAAAGACAGAAGGGCTAGAGAAGCTAAGAAAAGTGTAAAAGGAGCTCTTAAAGACTTGAATAAATCTATTTCAGATATAGCTATAAAGCATTACACAGAAATAGAATCTACTAAAAAATCTTTAGTTGATAAGATAATGGAAGGTACAGATTTAACTGAAAATGAGGCTAAAGAATATGCTAAAGCTATAGAAGAAGAATTTGAAAGATTAGTTACAGAAAAGAAAAAGAAAATACTAGACACAGTATTTAATCCAAGAGAAAGAAAAAAACCTGCGCTAAAAAACTTAGAATCAGACTTATTAAAATTAACAAATTTAGGAGCTTTTAAAGAAGAGGCTTTAGTAGAAGCATATGCTAAAAATATGGGATGGAAAAAGCTTTCTAAAGAAGAAATTGCAGAAATAGAAAGATTGGCATCTGTAGTAGAAGAAACCTCAGAAGGGATAAAAAGAGCTCAGGCTGTTGAGGATTTATTAGGATACGAGGCTAAGATAAAAGGCATTTCATTTATGGATATTTTAACATCTATATGGTATGCAAATGTTTTGTCTGGATTTACAACTCAGTTAGTTAACGTAGTAGCCAACGCAACACAATTACTATTCTCTCTTGCGGAAACTACAATAAGAAACCCTAAAACAGGAATATTTGCGGCTAGGGGTATTATAGACGGTTTCAATAAAGGATTACTAGAAGCTGGCAGTTCTTTAAAGACTGGCTATAATCCAATCAGAGGAAGAGTAGAAATACCTTCTACCTTAGAACTTGTAACTTTTAAGGGAGGTAAATACAATCCATACAACTACCATAAGTATGTAAGAAGACTAATGGTAGCTTCAGATGTTATTATGTTTGAGGCTCAAAAGGAAATGAGAGCTTATCAGTGGGCTAGAATGTTAGCCGCCAAGGAAAACAAGTTAGACCCTACTGTAAGAATTAAGCAAAGAGCTCTAGATATATTACACGCAAATGATAATACTATTCCAGAAGCTAAAAAAACAGCGGCAATAGAAGCTCAAACAGAAATAAATGCATTAAATAGTCAAAACTTATCTAGTTCTGAAAAAGCAAAGAAAATAAAGAATATAAGAATAAATGAAAAAAGAAGAGTCTTTGAATTAGTTCAAGAAAGCAGGGGTTCTGAAATATTAGACGAATCAAACGCTTATGCCGCTTGGAATACTTTTAATCATCCTGCTTCAGGTTTATTGGGATGGGGTACTGAGTTAATAAACAAAGGAATAGGTAAAAACGAAAAAACAAAATTAGGTAGATTTATAATTCCTTTTACAAACGTAATAGCAAACGTGGCTAACATGGGAATAAATTATACTCCATGGGGATACCTAAGAGTTGCCAAGTTAACTATAGGTGGTAAAGAAATATTAAAAGGAGAAGGCTCTGTATTTGATAATCCTAGAAAAGAATGGGATTCTATGTCTGATATGCAAAAAGAACAGTACAGAGTAGAAATAATGACAAAAGCTACAGTTGGATTAGCATTGTCCGCAGCTTTATTAATGCTTACAATAAAAGGTGATGACGATGATGAGCCTTTATTAGAAGTGACAGCAAATGCTACTGGAGACTGGAAAAAAAATGAACCGCTTAAAAAAGATGGATGGCAGCCATATTCATTTAGAGTTTACAATAAGAAAACTAAAGAATATGGTGATTGGATTTCTTATCAGTACAGTCCTATGTTAGTAATGTTTAGTCTTATTGGAAATCTTGGAGATTACGATAGATATAGAAAAGAAAAAAATGACGATTCACTTATAAATAGAATGACTTTTGCTATTATTAACGCTTCGAGAACATTTTTAGACGGAACTTTCTTAGTATCTTTAAATTCTACTCTTAAAGCTTTAACAGAAACCAAGGTAGATAGAGTTGCGGACGATTATATCAAATCTTTATTTAAAACCACTAAAGGATTTGTTTTGCCTGCTCTTGTAACTCAAACATCAAGAGAAGTTCAAAAAGCGTTTGATATTCCAGAAAAAAATGCTGGAAATAGTTTGTTAGCAGAAATAATAAAAGATATTCCTGTTGCTAGAAATATGCTAAACGATAAGTTAAATATATGGGGACAAAGGTCTATTGCAGATACGGATAAATTTACTTCTAAATCTGAAGACACCGACTTAACCACAACACTTAAAAATAAAAAAGTATTTTTAGAAGAACCAAATATTAAGAAAACAAATATTATAGATATAGAAAATGGTAAGTTTAGAGCAATAACTAATGATGAATTCTTTAATTATGCAGAGGAAAGAGGTAAATACTTATACGAAACTTTAACAGATAGACTTGAAGACATCAAAGAAATGTCAAATGAGGATGCTCAAAAAGAAGTAAGCTCTATTGTTTCAGATGCGTCAAAATTAGCTGAAGCTAAAGTTTCTTTGCCAAAAGACAGTTACGAAATGATTAAGCTAGAAATGGATATCAAAAACATAGGAGATAATCAAAAAGCAAAAGAAAAAATGCTTTACAAACAAGCTATGGAATCCGCTTTAAATATAACTCCCGAGTACAAAAAAGAAATAGAAGATATTAAAAATGATAATGTTAGTCAAATATCTAGATACATAGTTTCTAAATCTGAAAATGACATAAATATGCAAGAGATTATAAAATTATTACAATTAGGTAAGGTTAGCGAGGATAATATGTCAAAAGTAGTAATAGCCGCATCTCAATTATTAAAAGAAAGAGCAGTAAAACCAACAATAAAATAAATAAACTATATTTGCACTATGAGCCTTTTACCAACAAATAACCTTGAGATTGTAGACCATTTCGGGGAGATAATTAACTTTACTGACACTACTGGCAGCTATGCCATAAGTAATACTGATGGATACGGAAGTCCGAACCTAACATACGCACAGGTTGGCGGAATAAATTTACTAATAGGAAACTATGTAAATATAACTCCTTCAGCACTAGGTGCTGGAGCTGCTTTAGTACCTTACACTCAATATATTAAAACTAGCGGAGCTTCAAGAACCTACGATGGTAAAATATTAACAGTAGGCAACTACCTTGTCCCTCATACAACAGGATTAGTAGTGGCAGCTGGAGATACATTTCAAACAACAGGATATTATAATCCGCTAATAACTCCATTAAGATGGTTACCAACAGCAGCAGGAACTCCTTTATACTTAAGCACACAAGACTTAGGCTATACCACACTTGGTATTATACCTGATAGCATACTAACTTTACAGTACGAGGTTTATGGAATTGTAAACACATCATCACCATTTTCAGCAGTATTAGGCACTAAGTACTTAGTTACTGGTACTGGAAATGTTACATACTTAGGAAATACCTACAGACAAGGCGAAGTTTTTACAGCATCAGGAACAACATCAGTAGCGATAGTTGCTGGAACTGGAACTTTTGGAGTTGCACCTTATAATAGCGGAGCAGTAAGTAACTTTCAAACTATTTATAACCTAGAGACTAGTCTAGTAGAGTTGCAAACATCAAACATTTTAAGCCCTAAAACTCAAAGTAGAGAGTATAACTATCAAGTAGCCACCATATTTACAAACATATATACTATGCAGAATGCTGCAAACATAGGTTTAGTAAGTCTAGGTCAGGCGTATAATAATATTGTAAGTTTACAGCAAGAAGTTGATAATTTAACCAACAATATTTACTAATGGATTACAACAAACTAATATATCAATTAAGACTAGAGCAGGTTCGTTGTACACAATTAGGATTACCATTTGACGTAAGCGATGATACTATTATATACTTGAGTAATCTTATTCACAGCTATAATTTTGTTGGAATTACTGATAGTCAGAGGATAATAATAAGAAACGAGATTAATAGTATAGTACAAGACACTAGCTACTACACCTCTTTCACTCAAGGACTATTTAATGGTTACTATAATTCACAAGTTTAAACTTTGTAAATTACAAAGGAAAAGACTAATTTTGCAATAGAATAATAATAATAATAAATGTCAATACAGTTATCAAGAGCCAACTCAGGAACACCATTAACCACAGCAGATTACAATAGCGATAATCTAATAGTGGAGACTGCTGTTAATGCATTACAAAGCGCATCTAGCAGTGGGGGAACAGTTACTGTTGTTTCTGAGGTAGATACAGACGTTGCTGAATTATTTAGTGCAAGTGTATCTAATCCAACTACAACACCAGAAATAACATTCTCAAGAATAAGTAAAGCAGCTAATCTCGTATATGCCTCTCCAGATGGAGCTTCAGGCAAACCTACAATGAGAGCTTTGGTATCAGGAGATTTGCCAGTAGTTCCTAATTCAAAAGGAGGTACAGGAATAACTGATATTATGCCTAATAATCAAGTTTTAAGTAAAAGAAGCGGCACAGTAAAGTATACAGGGATAATAGCAACAGGCGCAAGCAGAATAGTTGTAACACCAACAACTGACAACTTTGAAATAGATATAGTTCCAGCAAACATAGAAATAAACACACTTGCGTCAACTACTCCTTTGACAATAGCTAAAGGGGGGACTAATGCAACTGATAGACAGGCGGCAATTAATTCTTTAACAAGTACAGGAACAAATGGTCAAGTGTTTACGTTGGTTAGTGGCAACGGAACTTGGGCTAACGCTTCAACTGGAATTGTAACATTAAATGGATTAACAGGAGCTACAGTAACTATAGGTGCTGACAATATTGTAGCAGGGGCTACTAACAAATGGAACGCTACTCACACAGGAGATGTTTTAGGCAGCGAAGCTTTAACCATAGCTGCAAATGCAGTTACTTATGCTAAAATGCAGGCAATAAGTGCTACAAAAAAAATATTAGGAAGAATTACAGCAGGTGCAGGTAATACAGAAGAAATAGCAATTAGTGGTAACTTAGCAATGAGTGCTACTGATTTAATTGTTAGAACCTCTAAAATAAAGACAGTTACGGCAGATTATCCAGTTCCAATAACAGAAGGAACTATTTTAGTAAACGCCTCTGGCAAAACAATAACATTACCTGATACTTCTACTGTATCAGTTGGGAATGAATTTATAATTACAAACGCATCGGCAGGAGCAAGCACTTTAATACTTCCATTTAATGCTACTAATGAAAGAATAAACAGTGCAACTAGTTATACTATTACTGCGGCATACGACTCTATCACTCTTAAATATGGCGGACAAAATACAATTACAGGTTTTTATCATTGGTACATAATATCTAAAATAGCAACTCCATAATTATGGCAACAGATATAATTATCTCAACAGACAATAGTACAAATACCACCTTAGGTATATACGATAGTACTGACTACACTGGACTAGGAATTAATATTTCTGATGTCAAGGCAGTTAGGTTCTTATTCTCTACTTACAATAGTGTGCTAAAATCTGGTATAGTTGGAGCGTTAATAGCTAATAATGAATATATTGTAATAACAGGAACTCTTACCTTAGAAGGTGTTAGCTATAATTCAGGAGATGTATTTGTAGCGCACTCAAATTATACCATACCAACAACCGCAGGTTTACTAGTAAGCTCTACAGGTTACTACAGCACATATAATACACTAATACCAAGCACAATAACTAATTATAATTTTTACCCTTCTGATTTAAACGAGAACTCTACAACATTTGCAGACTCGGCAAGAACTGTTAATTACGAAATTTATACGACAGAAAGTGCAGCCGCAGCAGGAACAATAGCAGCAGGTACTTATATTGTAAAAGGAACTCCAAACGCTTTTATTACAGTAGCAGGAGGAAAGTATTATGTAGGTCAAGTGTTTACTAAATCAACTTCTTTTACATTCTCAGGAACTCCTACCGTAGTAAGAAGCTTTGATGAAAACTCTTTTGATTTTTGGACTAATGCAGCATCTAGTGTTATATACCAAAGCTATGTTAATAGTTTGTCAAACAGCACGCTAAACGCAAGCGAAGACTTTAAGGATAACTTTATAAGAACCAATACTTTATACTCTTTGCCTTATGTACAGAGTGCGACTAGCATTGCTTATGACTTTAGTTCAGTACAATCATCACTTGATATTATTGTTAACTACTTAGGAACTAAAAACAAAAATGTAAAATAATAAATAAATAATAAAATGTTAAGACCTAATTTCAATTCAATGTTCACAAGAAGCTGTAAGAAGATATCTGACAAACAGATTTCTAATATTGCAGACTTCAAGAAAGGAAGAACAACACTAATGGGCTCTCAGTTTGTTAATTACAATTCTTTTGTAACAACTCAAACTCAAGATAACTTAATGAATGGAAATACAGATACTAACAGCATGAATATTAACTTAGACTACTTACTACAAAAATGGGACTACTAACACCAATAAACACAAACATAATTACAAGCTTAATTAACTATCTTAAAAACACAGTTATTACTATAAATATAGCAACTCAAGCAGAAGCAGAATCAGCAGCTAGCGGAGTTCTTGCTAGTATTGACAATACAAAAATAATAACCCCTAAAGGATGGAGATATGCATGGAATAAAGCTTTAACTTTAGCATGGACATTTATTAGTAAAATAACTTTTACAAGCGGAATAAATGTTGCAGCAGCATCTATTCCAGCCTCGCCAATACAAGGAGATATTTATTATAGTAATGATGGAGCGTTGGGTTCTGGATATTATGTAAGTAGTGAAGATTATACCAATGCTAAAATTATTACAACTTTTAATCAAGCAACAGAATTACTAAAAGGAATAGCAGAAATAGCAACACAAGCAGAAGTTACAACAGGAACAGATGACACAAGATTTGTTACTCCTTTAAAATTAAAAACAAATCAATTTAATACCGCTAGCGTTACTGCGGTTATTGCAACTCCATACGCTGTTACACTAAATAGTATTGCAGGCAATATTGTTATTCCAGCAGGTATTGGGTGTAATATAGTATCTGGTACTTCTCAGGTAATTACACTAAATAACAACAAATTAACAACAACGTCTGTTATTGAATACACTGTTAGAGGTTACGGAAAGTCTATATTACAAGGAGGATACAATGTAACTACTAATCAGGCTCAAATAAGTTTATTTAACGCAGACGTTAGTGCGGTTACGCAGCTTGATATTTATTTTAAAATATTAAATACTTTATAACAAACTAACAAAAATCATTTTTAGCGTGAAGAACTGAAAATGAATATAAATAAAAACACATATGGCACTAACAGAAAAGGAAAGTAAAGAACTGTCCAAGTTATCTATGGACTTACAGATTAAGATAAAGGAGTGGAGTAAACTTTTTGACACAGTTAAGAAGAGTCATTCCTTAAGTACCTACCTAACCATCTTTAGACAAAGAAAGTCTTGGCAGGATGAGATAGACGAATCTCCATTCACTATCAGAGCTCAGAACGAAGATGAGGATGCAAGAGCACAGTCCGAGACAGCAATGAAGATAATTAAGTTACTACCTGACTTAGATAGCGACTTAGAAAAGCTATACATCAAGATGACTACTGATGAGAAAACAGAAGTAGAAAGAGTAAAGGCAGGAGAGGCAGAAAACATTTTAGCTAAACACTTAGAAGCTAATGGCAAAAAAGCATAGTATAGAGTTATTTGGAACAAGTGGAGAGCCTGATGATAATGGGAATATAAAAAACTTATTCTACGAGTGTCCAGAACCATTTGAACCTGTATATAATAAAGACTTACCAAAGAAACAACAAAAGTGGGAAAGACCTAAAGACCCAAACTTTAGTCACATGACTGTTGAGGAAAAGCAGAATTATCAGCTAAAAGAATTATTTAGACTAGAGAACGGTTATCATTTTTATAACAACGGTGAGTTAGTTTATATTACTGGTTCTCATTACGGATTCTTAAAGCACTGGGATTTAGGAGGAGGAGTTTACCCTAACTACAGATGGGCTCACGCTCAAATGGCTCTAATGCAAGACCTTTGCAAAAAGGATAACAACTGTTATGGACTAGTTGCCTACACACAAAAGCGTTACGGTAAGTCGGAAATGATTCCTTCACGAATGTTATTCGATAGTTTACTAAGACCAAAGGCTAGTTACTTTTTACAGGCTACAAAAGATGATAAGGCTCAGGCTTTGTTTCAAAGAACATTAAATGCATTCCTATCATTAAACAATTCACTTCCATATATTTATCAGCACACTTACAAGAACGATAGTATATTCTTTAAACAGAATCAAACTATTAAAAGAAGTTCAGACAAGGTTACATTTAAAGACGGTAACTTTACAAGGATAGAAGCACTACCCAGTAAGATAACAAGTATACAGGGGGAGAGAGTAACAGAGTTTTTCTTAGATGAGTTTGCTAGTCAGGAACTTATGGATATGGAACAGTTATTTGGAACGCTAATAGCACAGTGCACCGAGGGAACTAGAGACATTATAGGTAAGATTTGGTTAGTGTCAACTGTTGAGAACGGCACAGCCAAGGCAGTTCCATTTAGCAAAGAGCTATGGTACGACAGTAATCCTTTTGAAAGAGATTTAAACGGCAGGACAAAAAGCGGACTGTATAGGATGTTAATTCCTTATTATAAATCTGACCCTTCTTTTATTGACGAATATGGAAACCCTAAAGAAGAAGAAGCTATACAGTTCTTTACCAATATGTGTGCTGGAGCAAGTGACTCAAAAAAGGCATTGCTAAAGAGACAGTTTCCTGAGAAGATAGACGATATCTTTGATGTAAATAGAGGCGGAGGATTAGAAATAGATGTAATTGAGATACTTAGACAAAGAGAGAAGCAACTTAAGGGAACTCCTCAGCCAATGTATAAAATTCTCAAGAACTCAGCTACTAAAGAAGTTGATGTAACGCCAATGGCTAAAGGAGAAAATGAAAATGAGCTAGCTGTACAAATATTTGAGCATCCACAGGAACACCACTTATATCGTGCAGGTCTAGATGCTACTAGTACGGATACTAACAGTACAAATAAGAATAACGATGGCTCTGAAAAGGGAAAGGCTAAGTCTAGGTATTCGCTAGTAATACAAAGAATAACAGGAGCTAATCAATATATAGACGTTGCCAATATTTTTATACGTCCAGACAAAAGAGCCATGGTAGAGAAGGCTGCACTATGGCTATGTATGTATTATAATAAGTTTGGTGGTCTTAGAGCCTACCCTGAAAGGAATGCAAGTGCTGGTAGTACCATATCAGATTTATTTGAGACCGAGGGTCAGCAAAGATTATTGATTCGTCAGTTAACAAAACACAATACAGAGAAGCTACTAGAAAAATCTACTAATGCGTATGGTATATACATAGATGGAAACAACAAAGTATACAGAACATCCGTAATGAATAAGTACTTAAGATTGTACGGACATCAAATCAACTCACTGAGACTAGTTCAGGATTTATTAATCTATGGTTCAGCCAACTCGGATTTGAGTGATGCTTACGGAGTGTGTTGTATGGCGTGTGGAAACTTTGACCCAGAGACTAGACAAGAACTAAAAGAGAAGCCTAAAAGAAAAACTATACTAAGTAAAATAGAAAATGGTGTAACTATTTGGTACGAACTAGAAAGCGGTAAACCTATAGAAGCCTAAAAAAATTTTGTAATTCATTTAAATATGTTAATTTTGTAGTATATATGCAATTAGATATTAATACATACCCTGCGGTTCAACCCTTACAAACAGTTGAAAACGAAAAGTGGGACGAGGATAATTACTGGAAACAGAATGTCCGTTGGGTTTGTTCTATGTATAATCAATTAGTAGTAACACCTCAATTAGTGGGACTTCCTAACCAAGACCCTTTCTACGGTCTTCAAAATAGATATGTTCCACAATATGTAAAGTTTGCTAGATACGTTTTTGGATGGCAGTACGGAACTTCTTACGAGCTAACAGCAAAGGACGGAAACAATAACAACACTCAAATACCTTTGTATAGAGGTAAGGATATTATAGCTTTATTTAATTACTTTAGAGGAAAGTTCGGATATTTAATTAAGCCTATTCCAGATATTATGCAGGCTGGTTGTATAGCTGGTGATGCATTAAGCAGAAAGACTACAGAAAAGAATGTAATGAAGTACATGATGGATGGTAGAAACTTTTTAAAGCAACAACAAGCATTAGGGAATATTCAAGTAGAGGCAGGAACAGATTTAGATATTACAGACGAACAAGATATAGAGGCTTTGTACACTAACTTTGTAGAGGCAAGTGAGAAGACTTATGTTAAATTCGGTAAGAGTTTCTATATCTCAAATGAGTGCTACGACCAATTTATAAAAGGAGCTCAGTACTGTTTTATCGGAGGCAGAGCAACATCATTCATCACAGAAAGAAATGGTAAGGTATATATGGATTTAGTTCCACCTGAGTACGCTGTTGTTGACATGAATAAGAATGATGACCAACATAGAGATGATGATTATGCTGGACAAATTAAACCATACTCAGTATCTGATGTTGTTTCTAAATGGAAGTTAACTCAAGAAGAGGCTGAAGACCTTGAAAGAATTGCAAGAGATGGAACAAGTCAAGCCCCTTATGTAACAGGATGGGTTAACTTTAACTGGTACAGTAATTATAATGGTGTGCCTAAAGTTTGGGTAGCAGAGAAAGTACAGTGGCAATCAATTACTTATATTGACAAAGTCCCTGTATCTTGCATAAGAGAAGCTACATTAATTGGTAATAAGTACTTAAAAGACCAAAAGATTGTTGCTAACTCTATACTAGACAAAAGAGACAAAAGAAGAAAGAGATTGAGCTATATTACTTGTACTCCTAATACAATACTAGGTGCAAACCAAGGTGTAATTGGTATGGTAAGTGATATGCAGGATATTAAGGATAGTTTAATTACTATGATGCTTAACTCTGTAGCTAGAAGTATAGGAAAGGCAATATATATTGACACAGCTCAACTTCCTGAAGGAATGAGAAGTCCTGAGTTTTTATCACAGCTAAAACAAAATGGTGTGATTGCAGCTAACAGGTCTGAAATTGATGCTGACCAGAAAATGAACCCTCTAATCGAGGTAATGGACTTAACACTAGACCCTAATATTAACTCACTCTTAAATCAAGTAGCATACTTTGACAATGCAATAGCAGATGTTTTAAATATGCCTAAGAATGTAAGATTAGGAAGCGGTTCATATCAATCAGAAGGACAGAGAACTAGTAACGCAGAGAATAGTGATACAGGTAATCAGTGGTTGTACGGAAGTTTAACTAAGTGGATTGAGAATAATATAGAATTTGCTGCTGACTTATGGATTAAGATAGCTGCTGAAGGTGGTGAAGACATAGCTGTAATGGTAGGTGATACTATGGCTGAAATGCTAACCAATAAAGAGATTCAAGACTGTTACGATAGTGATTATAAGATGTACTTAAACTTTGATAATACTGTAACTCAAGAAGCTAAGGTAACCTTACAAGGAATGGCAGTACAAGAGGCTGGTGTTAATCCTGATGCTAAATTAGAATTCTTAAATATATTAGAACTTAAAACTATTTCTAGTATGAAGAGCTACTTACAGAACGAGAAGCGTAAGAGACAGCAAAGAGAAGATGCAGCTATCAGACAACAGCAAGAAGCAGCAGCGGCTAACTCACAGATGCAGGCAGAAGCTCAACAGAACATAGCTGCACAACAAGCAAATGCTTCTCTAGAGAATTCAGCAATGAATAACAATGCTAAGCAAGAGGAGATGATGTTGCAGAATGAAATGAATAATGCACAACCACCACAACAATAGAAAAAAAACACAAAAAAATAAATAATAAAAAAACAATGGATAAGAAAGCACACGTTGAAGTTTACAAACTTCGCACAATTGAGAGATGTGAGACATCGCCTCAAATTAAGTTAATGAGTATGAATAACTCAAAAAATATGTATGAATACCTAGCTAATATTGATGGTACATATCAATCTTTTTTAGGCTTTCCACAGGAAGAGCATTTAAGAGAAATTGTTGCATTCTACCCTAATATGCCAACAGACCAAAAAGGTTCTAGGTACATTTGGGAATACAGTTTAGAGGTTGCTACAGATGAATACTTGTTATTCTTAGAGCAAAATCCTACAGTAGACAGATTAAGCGTTGTAAATTACAAGAATAATAAGTCTATAGTTCAGTTATTAAAGAGCCACAGACAAGTTATTTGGAAAGACGGTGGAAGAGAGAACAAGAATAACAATATTAAGAGTGACGTAGTTATTTTTGAATTAGTTAATACAACTGAAATTACAAGTGTAAAAACTAAATTAGAGAAGTTAGCTATCGAGGCAAGTGCTAAAATTAACTTCTGGAGCGAGTTTGATAGTAAAACTTATTTAAACTTCTGTTATTTATGGGGTGTTCAAGGAATTGAGACTTTTACAAAAGAAGCTTTATTTAGTTCTATGATTAATAGCGTAAAAAGTAATTTGGATAAGTACAGAGAAGTAATAGGTTGGTTAGATAACGAAACTAGAATCTATATTAGTATGGGTCTAGCTACCTTATTAAAAGATGAGAGCAAGAAGACTATCATAACAAAGGACGGTAACTACTACACCTTTAATAAGGAGTTAGCAGGAGTTACTATAGACGAGGTAGTTAACTACTTTACTACTCATCCTCAATCATATAGGTTACTAAAGAACTTATTAGATGTTAAGGATAATATAGATGTTGAATTACCTAGCGCACCAAAAGTGTCAATGGACAAGAATGAAATAACTCCAGCTATTTCACTTGCTGAACAGGAAAAAGAAAAAGAGAAGCACATTGCTGAAATTGAGCGTAAGTTAACTCAAGTAAAAGAAGGCAAGAACGTAATGGGTGAGAAAGAAAAAGGAAGATTTCCTTTAATTGATAACGTGTTGATTACCAATACAGACGTATTGGCTCAATTGGCTAGTACTGAAATAGTTGTTAAACATGGCTTGCAAAATCATTACTGGGCTAAAGCAAAAGAATACAAACTAACAAACTAACAAATAAAAAATGAATAACGAGATAGGTTTATTTGACACGATAAGTGCAGATTATATAGTAGCAGGTGTAAAGATGGAGTTAGACTTAACTTCTACTACTACCCAAGACTTTTACTTAGAAAATAAAGTAAATGAAGGGATAGGAGCTTTACGCAGTGCCTATACATTAATCCCAAGTGTTGCTGTATTAGAAATAGACCCAGAAACGTATTCAGCAAAGTTACCTAAAGGCTTTGTTAGGCTAGTAGGTAAGAACTCAGTAAGAATATTAGATAACACAAGGAATCAGAGTGACAATGGGACGGTTGTATTAGGTACGACCTCTCCCATTGGTAACTCAAACGGATTCTATAAAGGAGATTTAGCTATTAACTTTACCGCACAGGTAGTTGATGGTTACTTGTACTTTGGTAGTGCTATTACACAGACAATGTGTGAAATAAGCTATATTGGAACTAACATAGATGCAAACGGAGAACTAAAAATACCAGCCTTGGCTTACAGACCGTTATTAGCATTCGTTTGTTCTGAATGGCTATTTAAAAACAATGACCCTAAGAGTCAAAAATGGGATTTAAGATGGAAGCAGGGTAAGAGCTGGTTCAAAGGAATAATGGCTCAACCAGATGCTATGGAAGCACAATTACTAGGATACATGAACAACCACATGGCTACATATGGTCAAGGCGGTTACTGGATGTTCTAAATCTTTAAGAAATTATTTTTATATCTAGTAAGACTTCCTTTTATTATGGAGGTCTTATCTAAACCTAGAAGAGCACATAACTCAAATAGCTCTACAACCTCACGTTGAGTACACCTAAAATTTATTATGGAACTTCCGTTCTTAGAGTTATTAAGAACCTTTATGCATTGCTCACTTAGTTTTTGACTAGGGAGGTTTGCAATTCTCTCTAACAACCTAATATCTATCGTTTTAT